CCGCCCGCCTGTTTTCTAATACCGCCTTTATTATTAAAAGGTTCTTTATTGGCTACTTGTAAAATATTCCTCTGACATATTCCTGTCATCCTACTTGCAACTTCTCCATTTACATATGTAGCAAGTAATACTCCATCCTTAGTGTATTGGCATATTTTTCTTGGTTTCTCATATTTGTTATAATTAACAATTCCTGTAACCACTTGTGGATGCGTTTTTTCCGTTTCTTTTCTGTGCTTCTTTGGATGAATATATTCCAAATTTGAAACGATATTGTTTTGCTTATTTCCGTCTTTATGGTGTACTTGATATCCTTGCGGTCTGTCTCCTATAAAATGTTCTGCAACCAATTGATGTATTGCTATTGACTTCTTTTTGTTAGTTACAGAATTTCTTAAAACAATGCGAAGATAATCTCCTGTTGCATTTTGATTTGATAGAATATATCCGCCCTCTGTCTTTTTAAAACTCTTTACTCTTCCGTAATTGGAAATCTGATATTGCCCCTTAAAGCCTTTTATCCACTCCCATTCTTCATCCATATTTACACCTCGATTTCATCATCCTGTGGGAACTGAAAAATAATATTTCTATGGTAAATTCCATGCGTAAATTCTATGGCTTCATTTATCCATGCTTTTCTAAGCATTTCCATAGCCTTAATTGCCTTTGCTTCGGTGGAATAAGTTGCAATAAGACTGTTCAGAAACACTTCCGGCGGTTCTGCGACATTTTTAACTGCAACAATTCCATAATTCCCACCACTACTATTTAATATTGAAAAAACAAAGTTTTCATAAGGAACATCTGTTTTTCCTGTCTGTGAAATTACTCTCATATCAGCCCTCCTCACTCTGCATGAATGGTGGTAGTTCCTCTGACTGCTTCTCGGCTGTGTCGGTCGGCTCCACATCAATTATGTTGTCCTCGTCAAAATCAACTGTGTTTGCGTTCTGCTCAATATCGTAGGCAACATCCTGTTCAAGCATTTCATCGTGGCTGATTTCCTCGTAATCATCTTCTTTACCAAAACCGCTATGAGTATTGTTGATAGCTTTGAGAAGTCTATTCTTAACAGTTTTCATAGCCATCTGGTCTGCGAATTTCTGATGAACTCCGTTTCCGGTCTCCTTATATCCGTATCCCTGTTTCCAAGCTGTCTTTATCTGTGCCATAGTCATAACTTCTGCAATCTTCTCACCATTTCCCATAATTGCTACTGCATAAGCACCAACAATCTTGTCATTGTCGATATTCTCGAAGCTCTGTTCGTGGCAATCAATAATTGTCTTTGCGTCCTCTTTGTGGTACTTGAATACATCTCCTTTATAAATAACTGATGCATTAATGTCTTTAAGCCCATATCTTCTAGCAAGGCAAGTTGCACCATAAACAGACGGCTGACAGCTTAATTTGCCTGCGTAAGCAACCGGGTAACACTGCTTCTTTCTTATTGATAATCCGTCTGTTACCATTTCGATAAGTGCATTTTCAATACTTGCTCTTGTGCAACTCTGTAATACAGGCTTCTTATTCATATCCTGTGTGTCCTGTAAAATAAGCATTGCCGACATAAGCTCGTTTGTATAGTTGTAATCTTTAGGGAATGTCAAGCCAAATTTCTCTTTCTGCTTAATTTTAACAACCATTCCCTCTGTAAAATCTTTTGCTACAAGCTCTCTGCTTTCAGCTTCGTTCTTTTCCGCAACTGCCGTATTCTCTGCCATAATTATTCCTCCTAAATCTCATTAAAAACCTGGACCGCAAACAGTTCATTAGGTGTCTGCTTGAATAAAACTCCGTCAGATATGACTGTATACATATATCCGTCATACTTAAGCTCTACAGTATGTTTCTTACCGCCCATATAATAATTTCTCTTCTTAATACTCATGTTGAACCTCCTATAATCCAAGTAACTTTTTGAGCGTTTCTCTTGCTCTCTCGGCTTCGTCTTTCACCTGTTCCTCGCTTTTATCAGCAAGTCTAATTACCATTTTGTACTCTTCCTCTGAAAGTTCCTCTTTAAGCGCACGTAAAACAGTAACCGCCTCTGCTATAACATTGCTTCTTGTACCTCTAAATGTAACTTCTCCGTCTTTTGCTTTAATCATTTCTATACCTCCATATTTTCAATCACAAGCTCTTTGTCCTGTGTATGCTTTAACATAATCAACTGGTTATCAATCTGTGGTATTCTCCAATCGTCAACGCTCTCTGTATCATCAATGACAATCGGAAAATTAACACCTACCACTTTCTGAAAAGCTCGGCACACGTCAACCTCAACTAACATTCTTGCACCATGGTTAAGATTTCTTGCATATGCTTCGCCATTGTAAACAAAGTCGCAGCACTCCTCAGTATCACCATTTAAGAGTGGTCTAAACAGCTTTGCTGTGGCAAAATCCAAGTACTTATTTACATCAGCCTGTAAGAGTTCGTTTTTCTTACGTGTAAACTCTTTCAGCAAATCAAGTTTTCTCTCCCAATCAGCTATCTCTTGATTGAGGTCTTTTCTCTTATCTTCAAGGTCAGCTATGCTATCATCTATACGCTTGTTATTTGCCACACCAAGCTCAATCTTTGTATCAACTGATGAAACTTGCCTTAACAGTTCGTTTCGCTCGTTTTTGAGCTTTCTGATAAGTTCCGATGTATCGTTTTCATCTGCAAGGGCTTTCTCTTTTTCCTCGATTTTAGCTTTAAGTGCCTGATATTCACTGTTGTCTGTCATATCAACATCAGTAGGTACCATTCCAAGCTCTTTAGCGATGTTATCACGTTCAAACTCGTTAGCAACAGTATCACGCTTTTCTGTCAGCTCCTTAAGTTCTACTTCAAGGTCAGCTATTTCTTTCTTCTTGTCCTCAATAGCCTGTTTGAATTCCTTGCTGCCACTTAATAATGAATTGCCCTTATCCTCAAGCTCTTTAAGCTTCTTCAATTTTTTATCACTAAAATCAGTTCTCAAACTCTCTATTGTATCTTCCGGCAATCTCTGACCGCACATCGGACAATTAACACTGCTTTCATCAAAGGAAAGTGCCTTTGCTTTTTCCCAGTCAGCACGTACCTTTGCTAAGTTCTCTGTGTAAATTCTAACCGTACCTTCAAAGTTTTTAATGTTAGCCTTTTTGGCTCTTATCATTGACTCTGTTTTGCAGATTGAAACATCGAAGCCGTCAATCTGCGACTGTAGCTCCATGCGCTTTTTCTGATTTTCAGCATTGGCTTTTCTCTCCATGTCTGAAAGCTCAAATTTAAGGTTCATAATGTCCTCTGTAGCTTTCCGCTTGTCCTCTAAAATCTTATTGTAGTCGGACAGTTTATCTTCAATTTCCTTAAGCTGTGGCTCGTATGTTTTCTTCTGCAATTCAAGCTCTGCAAGGTCTGTATACTCATTGGTAGAATGAATTGTATCAATCCTTGTTGAGATTTCGTCTCTTTCCTTGACAAGTCCTTTTGAGCCGTTCCTACCGCCTGTGCCGTTTAGCTTGCCACGGCATACTTTTTTGAGCTGGTCTACATCCCCATCGTCAAACATCGGCTTAAGTTCAGCAAACTGTGGAAACATATCGCAGATTTCTTCATCAGTACGTGTACCAAAATAGCTTGCAAGTGCTAATCTCTGCTCTGCCTGTGACTTGTTAAGCAATGTCATGGCATTTAAGCAGAATGGTAATACTCCAAGTTCTGCCATGTTGTCGTTGATGTACTGATTGCAGTCAGCCATTTTGTAAGGCACATCATTGATTGAGTAATCAGTAACACTGCCTGTAATCTCACCCTTTTTGTTGCGTTTCTGCCTTGTAACCTTTTTCAAAGTCTTTCTTTTTCCGTCAATCTCAAAGGTAACAGCTCTCACAATGTCAACATCGTCAATCTCAACTCCGTTTTCATCATGCGGTCTTATGCCTGTAATCTCTCTGTCATTCTCATCGTGACAATTCAGCACATCAAGAATAATTCTCTTAACTGTCGATTTGCCGACTTCATTCTGACCGGACAACACGGTTTTCATCGAAAAATCTGTGTCTAATGTGTTTTTGCCGTAGAATTTACAAAAATTCTGCGCAAATACATGTGTAATCTTCATTGCGTTTCCTCTCTTTCTATTTGTTTATGGTTTTTAGAATCAAATTTCCATGCAAACTTGATTTCTTAACTACTCTTAAGTATGAGTCCGACTCCGATACAAAAAGCCACTCACTTGCCACGTAATGAGCCTTGTTGAGCAATAGCTTCTGCTCTCTTGTTAATGGCTTCAATCTGTATCGTGTATCGCCTAGCCTAATTCGTCTTACATTGTCGCTCATTTAGTTTCTCCATTTCTTTATCTAATAACGCTTGAAAGTCAAACGATTTGTCCTTGTGCCGCTTAGCTCGATATAGTTCTTGTAGGTAATCGTTAGCACTCTGACGTTTCAACTGGCTACCAATCGCAGTAGATGTCAAGATTTCCATTTCCGCTCCCTTCGTCATATACAATCCCTTGTATGCCTATTGGAGTATTGACTATTGTTCCATGTGGTAAATCGTCACTCGCAATTACAACGTACTCGTTTTCATCAGCTACAAGCCCATATTCGTTTAGATGTCTGCCTGGAATATTTAGACCGCCTCCAGGTAACACTCTCTGTGAGTACCACGTATAAGTGTAATCACCATATCGGACTCGCCCTAGCTTCTTAAATCGGCTACAACTGTATTTCTTACGGCAAGTTGGAACTGTTGACTCTTCATAGGTCTGCTCAACTACAACCGGCTCATTCTGAACTACTGTTGGCTCAATCTTCCCTAGCATTACATCATTTAAATAGGAAGAAACACCGGCCGTCAGCTCAACTTTGCTATCTGCTTTCACTGCTATTGGCTTTAAGGTCATAATTCCAATCGTTGAAATTGATAACATCAATATCAGGTTTCTTTTTCTCATGCGGTTCACCCTCCTCAATGAGACATATGGCAATCAAAATCAGCCAAAATACTGTTACGATTGCTCCAACGATAATACTCGCTGTCTTAATTCCGTATGCCACCGATAATCCAAGGAAAAATGCAAATACCAATGCTCCGAAAATCGAATAGCCACAGCCGGTGTAAAACTTCTCTCTTAAAGTTCTTTTTCTCATACAATCACCTCACTATGCAAAACTCTGTTGAGCGTTTGCGTCCTGAATAAGCTCATCAAGGTACTTAGGCACGACATAGCAATCAATAAACTCATGCACATCGTCTATATATTTCCTCTTGATACTCTTATAAGTAGAAACACAACCATACTCACGCTTTAACTGTGTCCATATATCAGAAAATGTCTTATGCCTGATACTGTTATCTCTGTATGCTTCGCTCTGCTTGCCACCAAGGATATTTACAACTCTGCGCTTAACATGCTGTTGTATCTCGTCAATATCGCAACTGTAAAGTGGTACATTTTCCTTAAGCTCGCTCACATCATCTTTGATGTCGTTTACTTTCTGCTCTAATTCTGTATAGCCCTGTGCCAAAAGCTGTATCTGACCACCTGTTGTCTTTGGCATACCATAACTGCCTGTTTTTCTTATCTGTGGAAGCACCTCTGCTGTAACCCAGTGTTTAAACTCTTTAGCTTTCTTCATCTTGCTTTGAAATACTAATGAATAAAAGCCACTCTCGTTGATTATTGTTGTTTTTCTATTCTGTTTGCCATCGAATAAAGAAATAACTTTTCTGTCGCACTCATCAACATGGGCATTTATATCTCGGCTACCATTTTGGTACTCCAGCTTATCAGCTACATCAATTCCTACAAAATAAGGTTCTCCGTCAACTGTTATTGTTCTTACTGAACCAAATTCTGAATTTTCAAAAATCTGTAAATCGTTCATGTTTTCTCCTTTCTACTCGATAAAATAAGAAACTTCTACGCCAAAATAATTAGCAATCTTAATTAGCTTGTCTGTTTTTGGCATTGATTTTCCTGACTTCCAATCCGAAAAAGTACTCCGTGCCATTCCAAGCTCTTCCGACAGTTTGTAAAACGAAACGTCTCTAGCTTTTATGAGCGTGTCAAGTTTTTTAAAGCTCGCCTGTCGTTTTTTCTTATTCAATTTCCCATCTCCTTTCTTGACAATAGTTAGGAAATCCGTTACAATAAAAGCGCCATATTAGGCAAAATACGCTAGGAGGAAAAACCTTGAAAGCAATTTTGATTTTGCCTGTTCCATATTTGCGAGGTCGCATTTAAAATGTAGCAATCGGTGTAGCGCATTTTGGGCAGTAAAGCTCGATAAAAAATCATGGTTGGCATGTCCGATAATATGCCGTGCTACGCTAGATACTCCTCTCAATCCGTCAGCTAATGGCGATTAAACTGCTGAACTTAAACTGCATAAGTGACGGAACATTTAAAGAAGCATTGGTACTACACAGTGCGTCGAAAGACTGCAAAATGTATGTGGTGTAAAAAAATAAGGCAACGGCTGTTGGTGGTAGTACACTAACAGCTTTTGTTTTTAGTTCAAAAATCCTAACTATGTCTTGATAAAAATTAGAAAATCGTGTATACTATGAATTGTCCAGAAACATAATATTATTTTCTCAATTTTATTTTTTATTGAGTTGAGATTTCCTAACTTCTTTTTTCATTCTACATTAGGAAGTCTTATTTGTCAACCCCAAATGTTGAGAAATCACAACTTTTTTTAAAGGAGATTTTCTATGTACGAAAGATATTGTAAATTAAGAGACTCAAAAGGGTTAAATGATTCAGAAGTGGCTAAATATGGAGGTTTTCCTAAAAGTACTTTTTCAGATTGGAAAAAAGGAAAAAGCTGTCCAAAATTGTTTAAGTTGGTAAAAATTGCAGAATGTCTTGATTGTTCACTTGATTATTTAGTTACCGGAAAAGAACACCATTCAGTTGTCGAGGAGGCAACAAAAGACTTGGCTCTGTCGAAAATGGATAGCAAAATCAAGGACTATGCATTGAAATTATCTAAATTGTCGGATGAAGAGCAAGAAAATATTATGAATTTAATAGATATGATGTATGAAAATACTCAAAATAAATTAAATTAATAAGAAAGGTGGTATTTTATTATGAGTAAAACTGTTAAATGTCCTAAATTTGGTTGTGATGGTGTTGGCATACCTGTTGATACCAAGAAAAAATTCTCATTCGGTAAAGCACTCGTTGGCAACACAGTAGGCGGTCTCTTCGGACCTGTCGGTGCCGTTGTCGGTACTGCTACCGGGATTAAAGGCAAGAACGGCAAAACAAAGTTTGTGTGTTCAAAGTGCGGTAACGTTTGGGAAAAGAAAATATAACCACAAGGCAGAGTTTTTACTCTGCCTCTATTTTTCCTTTAATAAATATGTACAAGTACAATAACAGGTCTTTATCTTCCAAGCCCCCAATCATTTTAATTATTTCTTCTTTATATTCCATACAATGCCACCTCCGATACATTACATTATAGAACATTTGTTCTTAAACGTCAACATTAGGACGGCAGAAAAATCCACCGCCCTACCGAAACTTGAAGAGTTCTCTTGTTTGAGAACATCATTACTGTAGCACTTTAAAGTGTTTTATTTTGTCGAATATTGACAACATGGACTGTAAAGAATAGAATGGTAAAAAATAACTACAAAAGGAGATGTTAATATGGTAAAAACAAATAAATGCAATTCCTACGTTATCAATGGTCAAAAAATCAATGTTAATGATATAATCAAGCATTATAATGGTAACTTAGGCATGGCTTGTAATGAAATATCGCAAAGGACTTTGGTTTCATTTGAAACAGCCAAATATTATGTAGAGCTGTGCCAAAAAGATGAGCCATTCGTTAAGCAAAATTCAACGGCAAGCTTCACAAGTGGCATTCTCATAGCCGTTCCGCTTATAATGTTTATTGCAACAAAAATAGGATTCTTTCCGGTAGACAATGACCTTTTTATTGCTATGTTTGGCTTAATTTTTGTGTGTTGCTCTATTGCTTCAATTATTCTCGGAATAATTGATTTAGCATCTAAGAATGAAATCCCACGCAATCATGGTGGCTCTATCTTTGGCATTGTTGCTTCTGCGCTGATGTGGCTTGATTTTATTTTTCATTGAACTATGGAGAGGTTTCCCTCTCCTTTTTATTCTAATTGTGAAGTAATGTACTCATATTCCTCTTGGGATATTTTACCGCTTGCTACTCTGTCGAGCAGTTCTTCCTTGGTTACTCTGTCGCTCTCGTATAGCCTTTTAAGGCTTTCAACTAATATTCTCATAATTAAAGTACCCCCTCATCCATTAACTGCCTTGTATAGTTGTCTATTGCTTCCTCATCAGAGTGTTCGTTAATCTCTTTTGCCTGTTCCATAGCAATAAGATACTGCGAGTATTCTTCCTGTGTCAGCTCGCGCTCCTCGTACTCCCAGTGCTTAGGCTTGTAAGTAAAATCGTCCTCACTCCCTGTTGCTTCAACCGATTTAATGTTTTTTCGCTGATAAACGATATTCGGAGAAGATGTTGTGTCAATGTCAAGCGGTTTGTCCGATTGCATACTTTCTACGAGTTTGTATTCTGTCATATTCAATACACCTTGCCTTTCTGTCTACTGTTGAAATTTTGTGCTTTAATTTTCCAAAATCTATAAATGGTTTAATATGCTCCCTGTAATAATCGTACATATCGCAATTTTTAATCCACGCAAGTGCAGAAACCATTTGTTTTGAGTCAAATATTGTAACCTTTGTTTTTCGCCATATTCTAACTGCCTTAGCTCTTATTTTCTTAAGGATTGTTTTTCTTAAGGTAGTTCTATTCCTATAGAATTTATACCCCATAAAATCAAGCGGTCTGCTATATGTTGCTGTCTTTCCATTCTTGCTGACATATGGATTTTGGGATAAATAGTGAAAGCGAAATATCTGCCAATTTCCCTTGACTGTCAAGCCTAGTTCTGCAAGACTATTATCAATCACAGCTTTTACGTTGCGCAATTTCTTTTTGCTCGCACAAAATATAGCCATATCGTCAACATAACGTGCATATTTCAGCTCAATGCCGAGTGATTTGATTTCATGGTCAAGCTCACTCAAATACCAGTTAGCGAACCATACAGAGGTATAAAAACCAAGTGGCAAGCCATTCGGCACGCAATGTATAACATTTTCAACAATCCGTATAAATCTAAAATCTTTGATTTTAGATTTAAGCTTTTCAATTAATTTATCCTGTGGAATACTGGCGTAAAATTGCTTCACATCAAGTTTATAGCAATACTTAATATTTTTACCGCCCTGTTTTATCCACTTGCATATGCACTTCTTGCCATACGCACCGCCACGCTTAGGAACCGAGCCGTAACTATGCTCATACATTCCCTTGTTAAACATGGGCTTAAGCACGTTTACTATCATGTGATGTACTATTGATTCCATAACTGTCGGTATTACTATCTTGCGTTTCTTTCGTGATATTCCGTCATATATTTCTTTGGGCTTATGTTCAAAAGGTGTGAAGTTAATCGCATATTCTCTAATTTTGGGTATGTATGTATCAAGGTCTGCTAAAATTTTTCTAACCTTATTTCTTCTCTTTTTACCCTTAGAGAAGTTTTGAATTGCAAGTTTTATATTATCGTCTGAAATAAATTCAGCATATAGATTTCTGTATGTTATCATACGTATTCTCTTCCTATCCTCTCTACCACGTTCGACCATATCCTACTACTAGCAGTAGCTTGCATCGAGTTGATTTTTACCAAGGGGTACGGAATTTAGTCTGCATTCATTTTATCCCATGAATGATAGGTACAGAAGCCCCGATGTTCCACCCCGCATTACCAGCCTCGTTGTTCAAGTTCACGTAGAACGCACCACAATGACGGCCGTCGTGCAGGTGGCCACCGAAAAGAGCAAAGGCGCAAACTAAATCCCTTATATAAAATTAACCACACACGTTTATAGTTACAAATTTTCTTAGGAGAAACGCGGTTTCTCCCTTTCTGCTTAGGCAGAAATTCCCTCTTCCCTGTTGCAAGTTATTTGTAGGAAAGAGAAGCCCCGATGGACCACCCCGCAGTACCAGCCTCGATGTACAAGTCCACGGAGAACGCACCACAATGACGGCCGCCGGGCAGGCGGCCACCGAAAAGAGCAAAGGCTATAATTGCAATATTAAACCAACAGCCATCAGGATAATAGGTCGATGATGAGCCTGTAATTGATGTTGGAAACATGCCTAATGCCGTGTATAACATATCTTTGATATATCCGCCACTTGTACCACTAGGAGTTGAATTAGGTATCTCGATATATCCTGTTCCATCAGTGTTATAGTTAGTTGCTTTGCTTCCATCCTTTGTTGATGGAGACAGCTTGATTTTCACTATGCCATTAGCAAGGATAAGTCCAACTGTTCTTCGCCACTGATTGCCGTAATAATTCTCCATTCCAAATATTTTAACTCCGGCTTTTCCAGCATTTTCGCCCCAAAATAAGCCTTTGCCATTCATTGTGCCGGTCTTAAGTAACAAGTTTTCATCACTGGCATTTTCGCTCATGCCTCGACCGAATACATCTTGTGTGTCGGTAGATTTTCCCATGATGATAAGTAAGATATTAATCAAGAGTCTGTCAACGTACTGCTCGATTTCATAGCCTGTACCATTAGCTCTTGCATATGTCATTTCTTGACTAGCAGATTTCGATTTAATAACTGTTTGACCACTTATTGAGCGTAGCTTATTGTTGCCGTCAAGTGAGCCATTATAAATTGGTGTATAAAAATGAGATTTTTCATTGCCGTTAATGTCGATGAAATTCAAATTTTTAAATTCTTTATCAGCTTGATAGTTAGCAACATAAAGGCTTGCACTGTTTGGATTGCCCTTATCAGGCTCAATCTTCCACCATATAATGTCTGTACCATTGCCCCATTCCATCATTGCATTTCCATCGTAATCAATGTTTGCTATATCTGAAGCACTGCCGTCTATTTTTTTAGTTAAATCGTTTTCGTTGAGGTAATAGTCAACCTGACCATTTGTTTTAAGCATACATGGCTTTGGCATAAAAAAGGCATTCGCCCATGAACCATAATCAAAAGTTCCGCTCGCGAAATTCATGGTTGCTGGAGTCATGCCTACTGCGTCTGCTAAATATCTTACTCTTGTTTTTGGGTTGCTGTCCGCGCCATTAATGTGAACACCATAAATAACTCTTCCCTCGCTTAATTTTGTACCAAGGGCTTTAATACTCTCAACAATCGCTTGCCCTGTTGTGTCTGATATAATGTCTATTCCGCTCATATTAGTCCTCCTTGCTTACATTGAGTAATCCGGCACTTGTCACGGAAAAAGTAATGCCTCTTCCGTTTGCTTTCTGCTCGACTAGTCCGGCTTGTTGTTCTGCTCTTTGTGCAGCTTCATTTGCAGCCTTTGTAGCTGCGTTTGCTTGACTTACCGCCGTATCAATCTTTCCTGAAACTTGCGCGACCTCGTTTGCTTTTTGCGAAGCAGTTTGCGCTGATTTTTGAGCCTGAGAAGCAGAACTGCTTGCCGAGTTAGCTTTTTCTGTCGCAGTTTGTGCTGATTTTTGAGCCTGTGACACGGATTGAGCCATGCCGTCAAGGTAACTCTGAATAAGTCTTTGAATTTCAGTGTCAAAATCCTCAACAGTTCCCATTCGCTTAACTATTCCGGGTGCGAAACACATCCATATCTGCTGTTTTTTCGTGTCGGAGTCGGTCGATACCGCCCATTCTCCGGCTTTCATTTTTGAGGGGTCAAACTGCGCGTATGCCCCTCGTCTCATTTGAATTGCCATAAGCTACACCTCGCTTTCATCAATGCCTAATTTCTGACACAATCTTGAAAACTTATCTTCCAGTTCATCTATGTGTTTTTGCATTTTATCAATCTTTTGCTCGTCTCCGGCAAGCCTTAAGATTAGGAATTGCTCATAGTTCATGCCGTAGTACAGTGTATCGTCATCCGATGTTGCTTTGTTTTGGAAAATCATATTGAGATTTTCATCGACATGCCCTTTATCTTTAAGGTTTTTGATTATATCCTGTGCCATTGCTCCAAAATATAACGGTTTGTCTGAATATCCTTGTCTATTAAGATTATATTGAAATAAATCAACCGAGCCTACTGCATCAATATAATCTTGATTAATTGCTTTAATATTCTTTTTTAAGTGTTTATCTGACGAACTCCACACCCAAATAGTATCAACTTGGAAACTTAAGGCACTGCCATTCCAACCGCAATGGTATGTATGACCTGTTGCATCACCACACATTGCATATCCTCTATCGGTTTCTCTAAATTTATCAGAGCCTATCTCTTGAGCATACATTGTCTGTGCACCTATAGAGCCTGTGGCTCCGTAAAGTGTAATCAAATTCTCATCATTTTTGACAATTCGCAAGACTGCGCCATTCATCCAAAGTTCATAATTGTTTCCCGAATTGTCAGTGGCCGTTAAATCAATCGTTGAATTACTTAAATTTCCGTTCAGTGCAATACTTCCACCGGACATATTAAAATTTGAAGCGGTTACTTTTCCATCGTTGTCAACTGCAAACACTCCATTTCCAATATCAATTGTTCCGCCAACAATATTCTTGCCGGTAATTGTTGTTCCTGTGATGTCCTCCGCGTCAACTGAACCGGCCTTAACACTAAGTGCATTTACATAGCTTGTAGTCACGGTGTCTTTTGTAATTTGTGTTGCTTTGTCCGAATCAATATATCCGGCACCATTCGTTAAATCGTTGGTGTCTGTTGGTATACTCGGCTTATTAGAGATATTATTCCATGATATATTAACTCCGTCAGCAAGCGTAATGCCCTTGTTGTCAAGCGTAATCAGGATTTTTCCGTTTGCGTCTTTGACATATTGCTTGCCGTTTGTGTTATCCTCACCGCCTAAAGTGAGTGTACCACCATGCGCCCAGTCAAAATTAATGCCGATAGCCGACATAATATTAACAATAGCGTTTCCGTCTTTATCAATTCCGGCTTTCCATGTTTTTCCGTAATCATTTGATACAGCCATGCCATTAGCTGTCATTTTCCATTGTATATTACTTGAATTAAGGTCGGCTTTATTATGCATAATGTAAATAATTGAGCCATCCTCTTGCACCTGTTCAGTCTTAAAAAGTCCGAGCGATTGAGACATTAGCTGTGTCAACAATTGCATTTGCTTATCATATACACTTAGTTGTGCCTGTGCAACTTTCCTAGCCTGTACGATAGCCTTTGTCTCATTGCTAAATTTATCAGCACTATTTCTTGAAGCATTTTCAGCATCGCATGAAATTTTTGTACCGCTTCCAACTGTAAATGCTCGGTTAGAAATAAAACAGCTATAGGTATTCTGCTTGCGGTCTGTCACAAGCGCCACATCTCCACTCTCAATCAGTGGGTTTGACAAGAGTGTAGCGTCAAGAGGTCTGAACCTCATACCACCGATTTTTTTGAAGATATAGTTTGCAACTGTCTGTGCCTTTTCTGCCGAAATAAACGGATTATCAGAGATTGAGACTACATATCCCTCTTTTCCGGCAAGAGCATTAACATCTTTTGCCTTATCCTCTTTTGAGGTTACAGTTACCTTTACCCCGGTGATAACAACATCATCGGTTGCAACATTCAAGTCTTTCTGCGTGTAAATATTGTGGTAATTTCTTGCTTCTGTAAATGTTCCACCATCAGCGATATCTCCACTTGAATAGTCGGTGAAATTTCCACCATCAACATTATTGCCATCAGAGTATGGTGTAGTTTTTGTACTAAAAGTTCCACCATCGTAACCTTGGCTGTCAAATTGGCTCATATCATACCATCCGATAAGCAATTCGCCATCGTGACCACACTTGCCCCATAATCCGCTTAACTGCAAGATGTAAGCTATCACCTGTCCATATGTGAGTTTTTGATTATCGCTTGGTATCTCGTTAATCACGTAATCAGAATTATCAAATCTTGCCATGGCAAAAGGTACATCGCACTTAATACAAGCGTCTCTGACTACCTCATACGCTGTCGTAGGGTAGCTTAAATTGCTGTCATATTCACGATTGAAATTATTAATATTGTCAAGGCAAGTAAGTGTTATAAGTGAGCCGTCATAGCTTGTCTCACTGACTCTATACTCACCGATTTTTAGTTTCTCGGTCGTACCGTCAGAAAAGCTTTTTGAAACATATGCTGTTACGCTTGCCTTGTCAAAATCATACTTGCTGTAATCTTCATAAATATTATTCAGCTTAATTTTCAGTTTTCCGGCAATCAAAGCCCCGATTGTGAAAGTACCATTGCTTGATGTTGAGTCATTAACTTCGAAGCCGTTCGCCCACAGCTCACTATCACTAATAGGGATTTTCTCGCCGCTTGCCGTAACTATGTCAGCAAAACAATTTACATTTATATTATTGTCGAGCATTACTGCCCTTTGCCATTTAGCCGATACGTTAAGCATTAAATCACCGCCTTATACTTCTATGAGGTCAAAACTCAATGTCTCGTACCTCTTATTGTTGACAATCCATATCTTGATAGGTGCGCTTCTGTCACCCACATAGAATGTACGTGTTTCATCAGTGCCACTCATAGCGTCAGGATATGTTACCGATATATATTCCGGATTTACCATTTGAAGTATCTTTGCTGTCCTAGCCTTGTCTGTACCATTCCACGACAATTTAATTTGTCGTTTCTGTGCTATTCTATTCTTGTGCATTTTGCCGTCTTGTGTTCGTCCACTATCACTTGCAGACACATCAATCAAGCCCCATTCAAAGCTTGATGGAGTAGGTAATTCCACTCCGTCTACTAACATCATTGCCATATTGTTACCTCGCAAAAAGACACCCACGCAAGGGTGAGTGTCTTAGCCAAATTCATTTGCTACAATATATCGTTGTCCGTGCTTTGCTTTGCCTACCTGTGTCATGCGATAGAGGGTTTCGCTGTCGCACTTGAACACGTTTTCAATGATAGGTGCAGAGTTTCCACCAGTGTTAGAGTTCATCGTTACTTGTGCCATGCCCTCCATGACAGCCTGTTTAATTCCCTCTGTAATCTGTTGATTGTTTGCAACTACATTTCTACCATTTGAGAATTTACCGACTAACTCATTGTGATTAATAAAAGCCATGCCGTCCTCTCCCCTTGGGAAAATTCCACCACTAGCGAGCCTTGGAATATGCACTTTTGGAACTAACGATACTCCGTTCCAATTTGCACCAGCCACCTTAGCAGCCATAGAAACGACTTTGTTAAATCCTCTTAATAAAGAGTTAATTCCACTGACAACAAAATTAACACCATTCTCTATTTTAGAAATAACGTAGTTCATAGCTCCTGTAACACCGCCTTTTATCGAACTCCACACATAATTAAATGCGCTTGTAATTCCGTTTTTCATAATATTAAAGCAGTTTGTGATAGGCGAAATAACATTGCCATTAAACCAACCCGCCACGCTTTGCCAAGTAGATATAACAAAGTTCTTTGCTGTGCTAAGTGCCGATGTTATACCAGCTTTCAACATATTAAAAAAGTTTGCAATCGGTTGTATTACTGTACCGCTAAACCAACTTGCCACCCCTTGCCATGTTGAAAATACAAAATCTTTTGCTGTCTGTATCGTTGTCTGTATAAACGTTTTTAAAAAGTTAAACAGATTTGAAATTGGAGTAATCACATTATTATTAAACCAGCTTGAAGCTACTATCCAAATTGCTTGAATTATTATCCAAACACCTTGAAAAATCTGTTGTGCTCGTGTAGCAAAGCCTTTAAAAAAGCCAACTATCGGCTCAATCACTGTGGAACTAAACCATTTCGAAGCTCCTTGCCACACAGTTACTATGTCTTTCCATAGAGAGCCGAAAAAGCCACTTATGGTTTTCCACATATCTTTAAAAAACGAAACTACAGGCTCAATGACATTTCCATTGAACCATTCGCCAGCCGTTGAAAATAGTTCACAAATTGTGTTCCAATTATCTTTTACTAAAACAACGATTGTTGATACTGCTGCCACTATTGCTCCAACAATTACCGCTGGCAATGCTGCCACACCAGCTAATATTGCTCCGATTGTGGCCAATGCAACACCTATTACCATTAGAATTTCATTTATCCAACTAAATCCGTCTTTTAACATTTTGACAAAATTTACGATAGATAAAATTGTTCCGGCTATTGCCGAAAAAGCAGAGCCGATTGTTGCTAATAGGTCTGCTGCCCCTGTTCCGAATGCAGCCGTTATTGCATCACCCAAACTTAAACCACTGAATAATCCCTCTATGAGTAATCCAAGATTTGTTGATAGTGAAGCAAAAATGGTTTTAAATGCTTGCATTATTGCCGTTCCAATGCCAGCTCCTTCTACAAGCTCAAATCCAATTTTTGAAGCTATTGCCTGTGCTATTGCTTTTGATAATGATTTTCCAATAAAAGCGAGTGCCACTGAACCTAATTTTAGCGAAATTATCTTTTTTATCAGCAATGTGCCAACTATTATCTCAACAGTTTTGATGTCCAAATTGCTTAAAAAGTCCGTAATTCCTTTTAGTACGTCTTTCCACGACACATTTTTAATTGCCGTGGTTAGCATGGTGTATATTCCTTGTACCCACGCATTGATAGTTTTTGCTAGTAACGCAAAATCAAAATTTTCAAAAAATCCATTAATGCCGTTAGCAATCGACAGGCCAAAATTAGTCCAATCGAATGTTGTACCGAATGAATTGAGAAAATGCAAAGCTGTGTTCAGCGAACCGGCTATTGTTGCGCCCAAATCATAAAAGAGCCTTGGGCTGATTAAACCATTAAGGAAGTCTGCAAGTCCTTTTCCGAAATTATCAGCTTTCTGATAAATCTTCTTCCAATCAATGCTCTCCATAGCGCTTGCAAGAGCGTCACCGATGTACTTTCCGAGTGAGTATAAATCCTTGATTGATGATTTGTATTTTTCGAGCAATCCATCGGTCTTTTTCAGCGAGCTATCAACACCACCTCCAGCTCCACCGCCACCGGAACCGCCACTGCCCGAACCGCCACCACTGCCACTATCGCTGTTATCGTCAAGTGCGTGTATCTCGTCTATACTAAGCAGTGTTTTTTTCAGTTTTTGTGCTTTCTTATTGGAACTATCAGCATTATCGCCAATGTCGCCTACTCCGTCAGCTATGTCCTCCATGCCGTCAGCCGTGGCACCGCGACCGCTTATTTCGATAGTCCATCCAAAGATTGCTCCGAGCGCGTCAGCTACAGTTCTTGTGAAGTTGATAACCTTGAGCATTACTTTACTTAAGGCTTGAACAAATGGCTTTAAAGCATTGATTATTACGCTGCCTATGATACTGCCCCATGCTTGGAACTCTTGCTTAAGGACTCTTATACTGTTAGCCCAAGTGTTAGCGGTCCGAGAGAAGTCCTGCTGTGCAGCTTGCGTATTTGCCATGACATAATTGTATCTTAGCAATACCTTTTCAGCTTGCGTCATTGACTTGATATTTGCGTCAAGTCCGTTTTTCATAGCCCACTCAGAAAGTGTGGCTTGTGTTAAATCAAGTCCGTATCTCCTTAACGGTGCAATTGTTCCTGAAAAAATAGATTGTAAGCTCTTTGCTACATCAGCTTGGTCTACATCGTAGAACGAAGCCATATCGCCAGCTAATCTTGTAAGATTAAGTGACATATCAGCCATACTGTCTGTAGTCTTGTATAGCGTGTTATTTTGACTCATAAGAGCTTTATTTGCCACTGCCGTACCATTTGCCACTTGCTCTGACGAAATACCTATAGAAGTACCCAGTGCTTGGAAACGGCTTGATATTTGCTTAACTGTCAGCTCCGACATTCCAAAATCTTGAATTGATGTTTTTGTAAAATCATCAACCTTACTTGCCATATCACCAAACGTGGTATCTACTACGTTTTGAACCTCTGTTAATTGGCTCGCTAAATCAACTGCACTGCCTATTTTTCCTACAGCTCGCATAACCATCCAATAAGTTGCATAAAACTTACCGATAGTTGAAGCCAAGCCCCTAAATCCACTTCTTGTACTCTTAATCGACTTTGTTGTGTTTGAAAAGCCTGTTACGAGTGACCTACTAGCCGAACCGACTTTTGAGCCTTGTTGCGACAGATTAGCAAGTGCATTAGTCATTTGAATAATGTTGTTGCTGACTCTCGGTGCGCTAGATAATGTTGTCATTACCTCTTTCAAGGCACTGCCAAGGTTTCTGATGTTGTCCGCAGCATACCCGGCTGATTTTGAGCCAAGCTTTGAGATTGAAGCCGTTAGCTGTGTAATCTCTGCTGATTGCTTTGATATACTCGCAAAGCCCGACAATTCTGTTGCCATGCTTTTTAAGGCACTTGCCGAGCTGACAAGTCTTGCAGTATCAAGGTTGCCGAGTTTTTCCATGTTGGTTGCAATCTTGCTAAAGGTACGTGTATCAATACTGCTCACACTTCTAAGTGATGTTGCAAGTTGTGACATTCCACTCGCAAAATTGCTTATGCTCGCACCATTGAGGGAATCGAGAGTACTTCCAAGCTCTTGCAACTTAGCTTGTAAATTGCCTATGGCTCTAGTCGCTTGCTGCGCGTCCGACTTGATTTGAAGCTCAATGCTCTCTGCCATTTTCTCACCTCCCTGTATGTAATAAAAAAGAGAGCTACACTAAAGTAGCTCTCATGTATTTAGTCTTTGAGCAGATAGTATGTTGTAATTAATCCAACATATCCATCTTGCTTAAGACCTCTATTCTTTTGAAATACTTTGACACATTTAGTGAGATAGTCCGTCCACTTGCCGTAATCGGTATCAAGTTTGTAGAAATGATACTTGTCATGCAGAGTTTTTCTCAACCACTTAATGGCTGTCGGGCAGTTATGCTTCTGACCGCTCCACAGATTGTGATTTTTAGCAAATCTCTGTGAATTGGCTCCAAACTTGCCATCTTCTTTCAGTGCATCAGCTCCTTTGAGGTCGAAGCCTACATTCATAGCGTGTTGCCATTTTCTTACATTATCATTGTCGAGGTAATATTCCTCATTGCCTTTCCAAGCGTTATCTTTTGCTGGAGTTACTGTTGGTGTCGGAGTTGCTGTTGGCGCCGGATTATTCTCTATTCCGTCGCCCTTGTCAAGTTCAATATAGAGTAAGTTAGCGTCAGTGCTGTTATTCAGACCGCTACAAGTAAATGCACTCGAATACTGCCAGCCATACAGAGGATGTTGAATAACAGGCTTCTTTGCACTGTTAGGCTCATCACCAATAGACATTCCCTTAGTGGATGGATAACGTGCTATCCAAAACGGACAATTAATCTGATTTGCGTATGGTGCAATGTACTGATTGTAAAAGCTAAGTCCTGTGTATACACCAAAGTTAAGACCGGCACTCTTGATAATACTCTGATATGCGTTGATAATATCAATAAGTGTCTGTCCAAGTCCTTGCTGACATTTATCCTCTACATCTAGCCAAACAAAAGTTTTTCTTCCGTTAAGTGTCTGAATAACCTTATTTGCGTCTGTCCTTGCCTTGTCTACTGTTGTAGCGTATGAGTAGTTATAAACACCTTGTATCGGCATTCCTACATCGGTACAGCCCTTCCAATTCGCTTCAAAGGTTTTATCTGGATTAAGGTCTTTGCGGATTATTTTAAGGATTGCAAATTGCACTCCAGCCCACTTAACCTTACTCCAATCAATATTTCCTTGATATGACGATACGTCAATTCCTTTATATGCCATATTTTCACCTCATTAATCAGGACTTTCGGGTAATCCCGACTGTCTTAATGCGTTAATTCGTTGCTTCATTTCATAAACGGCAATTTCCTCGTTAGACTCCTTATATTTAGGCTCGTTATCTTTTGAGTATTGCTCATTTAATGATTTCTCAATGTATTTTGCTCTCGCTTCGTTGCCGTTCAATGCCCTGTCGATAGCTGTAAGAGTTGCGCTCAATCCGTATGTGCCCCACCAAGCCCACATGTTAGAGTCGGCTTCTTTTTGTGCAAGCATATAAGCCTTTGAATAAGGCTCTAAATCAGCCGGACAAGACATATCTATGTCCTCAACACTAAATCCATAGCCTTTAGTTGCTAAAAGCCAATATGGGCGAATTTCGTTACAGTATACTTCCCATGTAAGCTCTTTTACTTCTTGATTGGTTTCTTCTTGGCTGTCTGCACCTCTTTCGCCAACATCTTGGATAAAAAACTGTTTTTCTCCATTTCGGCTGACAAATCATTGTAGAGCGATTGTAAATCTCCACCCTCTTCATTCTCCGGGTCAAGGTAATCGTCAAGTAAATCGTATACCTTTACAAGCTGTTTCTCTTTTGCTTCTTTATCGTCAAAATCAAAGCCAAATTCGTCAGCATGGAATTTCTGTAAACCCACAAGCAAAAACTCCGGTAAAAATTCAAGCATGTTGTCAATGACTTCAAGCCCTTCGCCCTGTTGCTCCATTCCTACGAGCCTTGGGATAATTTTATTCTTAACTACCGGTTTATATCCGAATTTAACTGTGTATTCTTTTCCGCTTAATTTAATTTTCATATTTTATCTTTCCCTTTCTCCCTAATTTATATAGGGAAAGAGGCAGTATTAAAACTGCCTCGATTACCTTACTATATTGTATCTTCAAGTTCGCTGTCAGCCGTGCTATCATCATAGCCAACCGCTACGGCTTTTTTCGATTGGCTCATGATTTTTTTGTGAGTGTGATTGCTGTTGGATAGCCTTGGTCATCTTCTGTTACCGCAACCTCGTAGTTATCCTCAATCCACTTAGGCACTGTCTGAACTGATACAGTCGCAGTTCCTGTTAAGTGGTCATCGGAAGCCTCGCCTGGGGCGAATGACTCCTGTCCAATAAAAGCACAGATACCCTCTGAACCTTTTCCGTCTGTACCATAGAGAATGATGAAGTCGAGCTTCTTACCCTCGTTAGTTACCATCTCATCCTTGTACTTTTTCTCAAAAGCTCCCTCAACTTCCATAGAGCCGGCTGAACGTCTACCCATTTCCTGTGTCTCTACTAAATCCTCAAGAGTTGAAGTATCTACCATGTTCTGTGAGCCGAATGGTGAGGGAATTGATTTTGCCCTTATTAAGAGCTTGTAAGTTCCAGCCCAATAATCGCCACTTGTGGCAGATGCGGTTGGTGTCTTGTAAGCAATTCTGCTTTTTAAACCTGTTGCCATTTTTGTTACCTCCTAATTTTTCATAAAAAAATAAGAGCCAAAAGGCTCTTATAATCTATCATTCCAATCGAATGACCGCCTAGCACGTAATGTTGCAGTCCATAATTTGCCGTTTTTTCTAGCGAATGGAATTGTTGTCAGTTTGAATGACATAGCTTTGTATTCATTAGCCACTGTCTGTGCCACATTCAAGGCTTCTGAACGGCTTTTATTCGTTGTAACAATTACTTGTGCCGTAAATAACACTGTATTTATTCTTTCACACTCTAAATCCTCATTCTGTTCAATAGGTTCGAGTGCCTGAACAAGCACTGTCGGGAAACTAGCCGCTGCACTGTCCGACTGTTCCTCTTGTGTGAATTTTAGCTTGGGATATTTAGTTTTCAATTTTTTCTCACATCGGGTTTTCACAATCGCATATGTGAGATTTTCAAGGTCATAAACCCATTGATTTTGACTCGCCACTTTATCACCTCAACTAAAAAAATTTCCGTGCCGTTCCTATGATGTCATTTTCCATTTCTACAAATGCGTGATACATCGGCATTGTAGGTGTAATGCCGTATGAATGGTGTAATTCTCCACTTTCGTCTCTCCAATACCAACCCTCGCTGTCAAATGCGTGTGTCTGTCCCGGAAAAGTTCCTTGACCGCCTCTTGTATCATTAAAGTGTGGTTTAGCTTTCCAGCCCGAGCCGTATTCAGCCATAAGCAAAGGCGATACATCAACTGTTTTGAGTCCGTCAGCCGTTTGCCATGTGCTTTGTATCTGCCCTGTTTCGGTAGCAAGCACAATAGCTGTACAGCCGTCCGTTGTATCTTTAATTTCGTAACTAAACGTAATATAGTGTCCGAAATTACCTGTATTTGCTCGTGCTACAGCAATGCCATTACTAGCAAGCTCTCCGACAAACGCTATGCACTTGTCCTGTAAGCGGTCTTTGTATCTTTCAAGCTTATCTATCGCATCTTGTATAGATTTTTCTGTCAGAGAAATGTCAAGTTTCATAATTACACTTCTTTCACAACTGCTTTGAGCATGTATTTAACTGAATAGAGAGAGGGTTTTACTCCCACTATCGTAAAGTCTGCGGAAGTTGAATCAACTAATCCGTTTTCGTCTTTTGTAGGCTCGCTATCAAGCCAAATAACGTCACCTTTTTTTAAAGGGTATTCTCCTCTGTCTGTCAGCAAAACAGCGTCAAAATCAGCCGTATTAAAGCCATATTCCTTGTTCTGCGCTTCTCCTCCGTCAAAAGATATGTTCGCCCTAAAATCAACCGGCTCCGAAAAGCCTGTTTCTTCGTGTGTGTAGTATATCTTCTCTCCGTCCTCTGTTTCATAAAACTTTAGATTTCCGTCCTCATCTTTTTCATAGACTGTGATAGTTTGACCTTGAAGCGCGTATTTCATGGCTTGCTTATTAATGTCAAGCATTTTTCTTTATCTGCTTGTAAATCTGATTAACACCGGTGCTTGCCATGCCCGACACAATGCCAACTGCTATTGCATCAAGAATGTTGTCTGCCGGATAACCGGGAATTACAAACATCCCAACAATGCCGAGTACTCCACCGGCTACACCTACGATAATAGGAATAATATTATCTTTAACCTGTGGTATCTGCTTTGAAGCATATCCGATTAAATAAGTAATTACCATAATGGCAACTACTGTAGGTACTTGTGTAAAGTCCATCAGCTTTTACCTCCTTTGCCTAAATGGATTTCCTCAATCTCATTTTTCATTTTTGTTACCATGCCATTACCACCGAGTGCGTGGTATGCGTCATACATCTCGCAAAAATTCTGATACGCATATGAGGGTATTTCGCCAAGCTTCATGTACTTATCGTGGTATTCGATAAGCTGTACTCGTAAAAGTAACATTGTACCTTTTCCGTTTGCTCGTCGTAGCTTCTTTTCCTCTTCAATGCGCTCGTTTCTTTCTTTTGTGTCTATCGCTTTTTGCTTTTTCTGCTCTTGTAAAAGCCAAACAATATAACCCAAAAGCGCTGTCAGGACAATTGGCAAGGCAATAATGTATGTCTGATAGATTAAATTATTCATCTTACAGCCTTTCGTCTTTGGTAATTGGCACACCGCCCACCACCACTTAATGTGTACCGCCTGCTACCATTTTGGTAACGCACAATCTTCTTTTGCTTATAGCACTTTGACAAAAGGGAAAACTCCGACAAACAGCTTATCTCTGTCTTTCCATGTACGGCTCACTCCGCCCTCACTTAATGCGCTCATGTAGTTCTCACCGGCTTGTGAATGGTCGTAGACAGCAAGATTGATAACGACATTCTCAAACTGCTTTAAATCGGCAGTTATATCATCATCAGTAAAAGTGTCCGGATAACACCTTTTTGCTTTTACATCTTCCGTGGCTTGCTTAATAAGCTGTTCAATTACCGGATTATCTTCCTTGTTGTCGAACACTACCACATCAGATGTTGTATCATCATCGTTTGTGACAGTTTCAATATGAAATTGTTTAAGTCTGATTTTGACTTGCTCTAATGTGGTGTATTCCATGCTAAGCTCCTTATAATCCAAACTTTTCAATTAACAGTTTCTTTAGCTCTGCTCCTGTAAGTTCTTCTGCATTGTCTATACCTTGTTCTGTGGCAAAAGCCTGTAAATCAGATGTAGACATGCGATTAATGGTTGTCTTGCTATAATCAAAAGAAGCTCCGGAATTATTATTTTCCGGAACCTCTTCGCCAGCGTTATACCATTTACCATTATGAATCACTATATATGGATATTTCATAGTTGCACCCCCGGCTCTTCGCTATGAACCTCATATACGAATGTGCTATCCATATTCTCATATGATGGAAGAACAACCTCGGAAGCAAATGTTGACATCTTCATAGGTGGTCCGTACTCTGTCTTTGTAGCAACTGTGATACCCACACCATATACTGTTACATCTACATCAGCTATCTGTCTTGCAGTTCTTTCTTCCGGTGTAGTACCAAACCAAGTGCTACCGAGACTTCCCTCCGGAAGAAGTGTAACCTTGTTATCCGGGTAGAAGTACTGCTCCTTGCCATCATCATCAATGTACATCTTATCGTAAAGTACGATAGTGAGCTTTGTTCTCTTCTGCACTACTGAAATAACAGTATCATCGTCAACATCAATAGTTGCTGTAAGGTTCTGTGCGAGGATTGAGTTTCTTATCTGTGCATTATCAAGCAAATACTGAAATGTATTGCTGTTCATAAGCACATATCTAGCAATCTTGCCTTGCTTCTGTAACTTCTTTCTTGCATTGTTAAGGTCTGTAAGTGGCTTTGAATTAGCTGTATCGCTCCACATGCTTGTGCCGGATAACTTTGCGTAATGGTCTTTTGCGTATGAGCCATCTTTATCGTAATCATAAGCGTACTGAACGCCATCGCTCACAATGGCGATTACCGGGTGGCCCGCGCTTGTTGCAAGAAGTGACATTCTCATACGCTCAGGTACAACTTCCGCACCGCTTACAAGGTTGTTAGTATCGTCATATACGCTTGATAAAGCACTTGCAAGGTAAGGGTCATCTGCTGATTGAATACGCTCGATTTCAAACATTTCCTCTTCACCAACTGTCATTCCCTCACGGAAAAATGCCATCTGTGTTTTTTCCTTGCTTAATCCCTCTCTAGCTCTAATTGTTGGGATTGTGTCAAAGTTGGATGGTGCAAGTGATACTGGAAGTCCTTTATGTGTCTTAATCCAGCTTAAATCAAGCCCCTGTTTCTTTCTCTCCGGAAACCACTGTAAACCGAGATAAGGTATCTGATTACTAGCGTTTTCTGTTGCTGATAATGCGATAGACTTGCTGTCTAATACTTCATTAATTAACATCTGTTTACCTCCTGTTATTATTCAAATACAATCATTGGAAGAGCTGTCTTAACTGTTTCGTCATATGTAACGCCTGAGTGTGCTTCTGCTACCTTTGTGTTAAGATATGCTTTCTTAAGCAGTACTCCCTGTGGTCTGTCCTCTGTTACATCAAACCTTAAAATGCCTACTACTGTGGCTGTGTTGTCAGCCTTGCCGGTTGCTCCGATTGGTGTACCCGCTTTGACAATCTTCTTGCCCTGTGCATTTGTAGTTGTTACACCATCAAAATCAAGTGTCAGTGGGATTGCCTCATTAGGCTCTCTCTTTAAAATCTGAACATCTCCAGCGTATGAAGTCTTTTCATACTGCATATTCATTTCCTTTGCCATTTTTTACCTCCTGTTATTACTGAATGTAATGTGATAAAATGTTGTTGCTCTTAGGTGTGTCAGATATAAGGCTTTCTGCTATCTTTTCAGCATTTGTCTTATTTCCTGTATCACCATCATTATTGTTACCGCCATTGTTTGGATTAGGAGTACCTTTGAGTGCGTTTTTCTCATACTCCGCTATCGCATTGGCTTCTTTGTCGAACATAATTTTTCCAAGAACTGCCGTGTCAAAAGAGCCATCCTCTTTTACTACTGCCTTTGCTTGTTCTGCAGTAATGCCAAAATCAGACATTGCACTCTCTCGTAAATCTCTGACAGCATTATCTTTCTGTAGCTTGGCTATCTGCTGATTAGCTGTCTCTAAGGCTTTATTTGCCTTTTCAAGTTCTGTCATGTTGCCAGCTTGTAGCTCGTCAAGCTGTTTCTGTAAGTCGTCTGCCGTATCAGCCTTAGTCTTGTACTGGCTTGCTTTGTTTTTTTCCTCAGCAACTTCCGAATTGTTTTGATTAAGTAAATTTGTAATCTGGTCGTCTGTCGCTTCTGGAAATAGTTTCAATACGTCATTTCTTGTCATAATTACCTCCGTTACTCACGCTTTTGTTACCGCAGGTCGCTCCTGCTGAGTTCTCCTATTTACCGCATAGGTGCAAAATTTTGTATAATAAAAAACGACTGCCACAATTGACAATCGCTGATTATTTAAAATATCTAAGGGTACATCTGCACCCTGCTATTTCTTTTACCTGTGCCCCTAAAGAGTGGTCTTTCGGAAACATCATCAGTGAATTTCCAACCTCAAACGGCTTAAAAATATCAATTCTCTTTCTGTCAACATCTGCATGTGTGGGTCTGACATGTGAATCTTCTTTTGAGCGCCACTCTTTTGTTTTGTAACCTTGTTTTACCATTTCGGTTTGCAATCTGTAATTGCCGACTGCATTAGCTTCATTCGCAGCTACATTTTTTGCTCGCTTCTGTGAAGTAAAATACTCTACTTCAGTATTTTGTGTGGTAGCCTCAACTACCTCATTCACAATGTACCGAGCATAGTCTGTAATATATGAGGGTGTTTTCTTTGCCTTACAATACTGCGTGGCAATGCTCTCATATCTGATGATAAATTCTTTGGTGATAGCGGTTATCTCTGTTTCTTCTTTGCCGGATAGCAAGGCAAATAGCATAACAAAGATTTTTTCAAACTTTTCAGCAAGTTTTTTTCTATCTTCCTTTTCCTCGTCCGTCAAATCCATCTCGCCAAAATATGTGTCGTAATCTATGTCTTGTATTTCATTTTTGTTAAGTGCGTGGATTTCGTCTGCCATATCAAGCTCCAAAATAAATTGACAGCCAATTATTCATCGGCTGTCTTTCCATTGTTCTTATCATCGTTATTATTGTTAGGTGTAGCTGTTGTCGGCTGTTCTTCCGGGAATAACATTTCCATGCGCTTAGCACTTTCAAGAGTGACTTGTTCAGGGTCGCTAAACATGTCAATTGTCTTGACGGCTCTTTTGTAATTGATACCGCAGTTAAGCAGTATTTGAAGCACCTCTGCTTTAACAAGCATGTTGTCCAGTTTGTTGTGATTAATGTGTATCTCAACATCACTAGGCATAAGCGTAAAGCCCTTATTAATTCTCAGCCTGTTAAGAATAAGCCTAAGTGCCATTCTCTCCGATTTCTTAAGGATAGGCTCATTGATAGCTGTCCTAAGTCCGGCATCGTAATGTCCGTTTCGTAGTTCTACGGCTGAGCCGGTATCACCGCCTGTGTTGCCCTGACGATTTGCAAGACCTTGAATACTTAAAAATCTTTCAAAAAGGTCAGTGAATACCACTTGCCCCTCTGTCTGATTAAGCTCGCTCGTCATTACATCAACATCAGCCTTGTTGTCTGAACCATTGTTAGATTTAACTACCAATGCTCCCTCTTGTCGCATTTTTCTGAATGTATCTATGTCAATCTCGCAATTAACGAATTTCACCCATGCAGACACAAACTGCTCGACTCCATTAATTCTGTCCGATGTAAGCACGTTAATAGCGTCTGTGATTGCAATAGTCATTTCAATATCAGATAATCGCCTTGCATTATTTGGATATTCAATCACCGGAATTGCTCTATTTCCGTTTACTCCGCTTGCATAAATCTTGTCGTTACGAATATCAAACCACTCATTATCGGTGAACACATAATAAATATCTGCTCCGTTCTCATCCTCTCCGATTTGGCAAGAGAATGCCGGACGTCCGTTCGAGTAGTACACTACAAAGGTGTACATTGGATTTTCAGACGATAAATAAAAATCGCTTTCATCAAGCAACTGTCCTTGTCCGTCATCATTACCGATGAATCTGTAGCCGGTACCACATATACTTCTCCAACGATGTATGTCTATGTCGCACTCTTGTTTACTTTCAGAGTCCATCGTGATGTTAAGCTGTGTAATTTCTTCCGACTTATGGTTATCAGTACCACGTAGCACATATTGGATTGGCTCGGCACACATCTCTGCAGTCTTTCTCTCAACAAGCTCATATGCAAGATTTACAGCAATCTTGTTATTGATTTCCGGGCGGTTCACTTTCTGCCGATACAAAATTGGTTGGTCGCCACGATAGTATCTGTCAAGATACTCAATCTCAATAGCATTTTGCTCGTGAATCACAAGTGCTTTATTCAGTTCTTCGATTATGTTGTTTTTTGTGATTTGCCTTTTACGTGTAAAAATAACTTGTCTGCCGTAATTATTTTGGCAGACGGCTGAAAAAGGTCTTACATTTTTATGAGCATATCTATACATCAATAAAACCTCATGCCACTTGCAGAAGTTCTTTGTGGAACCTCTTTTATCTGAAATTCTTGTGTGCCAGCCCAAAACCATATCCATTTACGGCAGTGCGTACACATTACTTTGTGGTGTTTCTTGTCGCTTTTATTTACCCACGTTAATAGCTTTCCGCAACGAGGGCACATTACACTTCGCTTTCCTGTTGGAACAATATTAATATTCTGATTATTCATGTCACCCTCGCTTCACTAAAAATAGCACCCACAATCTGTGAGTGCCATTTCTAAAAGAGATTTTACGCAATGAACGAATTACATTTTTTCATCTTACACATTATCACATTCTAAGCGAACCGAACGAACAAACTTACATTTTCTTAAAAAATCTTTCAAACTCCATTCTTACACTATCTGCTGTGGCTTTACCGCCAAGCGCATATGCTGTCTGCAACCATGATTTATTTTCCAAAAATCTAAAATTAATTATTCTTCTCATTCTGCTATCATCAAGGCTTGCTATAAATTCTTCTACATCGTTTGTCTTTTCAAGCAAATCATCTTGTAAAAGCTGTAACGTAGTCATTCTTGAATAAAGCAGTGTACGCTTGCGTCCGTATTCAGGATAAGGTACACCCTCGATTTTAAAGTGCTGTGTACCGCCCATACCGCCCGACACGGTGTCAATCACGCTTTCTCCGTTTTCTATCTTTTCAAGGTCATCTTGCAATTTAGCAATTTTCTTTCTAACCTCTTTAATTTCCTCTTGTAAGTCTGAATACTGTGATAAAACTTCCTTTGTCATTAATAAAGCCCTCCTCTGAACGGATTGTGTACTGCTTCAACCTTTGCTATTCGCTTTTCTCTAAAAATCATATCGCACAACTGTGCTGTAGAATCCACACCATCATCATGTTTCATTTTGCCCTCATATGTGCAAGAAAGAACGTTTTGAAAATATTTTTTGTATTCCTTAGTTTGTCTTTCAAGTTTTATGAAATGCAGTTTTCTTATATCCGGCGCATGATTTTTAATTCTGTCCATTTTTGCAGTTTTGTTATCTGCCGGGTCATGGCTTGTCAATATTGGGTAGCAATCTTTCTTCCATATTTTCTCGCACTCCAAACGATAGGCAGATGTTGTTTTTGTTTCCTCAAAATGTACCTCTGCTGTTTTATTCGGGAATTTATCTAAGTGACTTTCCATTCTGCTTGTTACTTCGGGAATTGTTATATCCTTATCACCATCGTTATATACAACATCTACGATATAGTATTCCTTTTCAATCTCATAGCAAATCGGCATTGATACAAAGTCTCCACCGCCATATGCCGGGTCGTTTGCCGAAAAAATTCTATCAGGTCTTATTCCCTCAATTTCTGCCGGGTCAAAAAAGTTCATGTTATCAATATTGAACATCTGACCTTTTCTTTCTATCGGCTCTTGCTGATATTGGGCGAACCATGAAGCCATATCGTCATTATCTTCAAATGAAGCCATTCTACGCTTATAATCTAATGTGGAATATCCTAATTTGTAGGGATAATCAAAATTGCTCTCATTGTTTTCATTGAGTGCCGGAATTATGACCTCTCTATGGCGTATGTTTTTATATTCAGGATTATTTGCAAGCAATTCTAATCTGCGTCCTTGAACATCTTTTGGCGCCCATCTCGTGCCTATTCCTAGCAACTTTGCTTTGCCGGGCTTAATTCTTGGCATAAAGTTATTATCAAACTTGCCCCAAACTGTAGCCTGTCTGTCCTCGCTTAACGCTTCATCAATACCACTAAATAAATCGTCATATACTCCTAAGCCGTCACAGTCACACGCTCCGTTCAGTGTTCCGTATATAGAGCGCATGGTAAATGTTGGGTATGTTTTTTTACGCAAGAAATCTATCGTAAGGTCTTTTCCGTCTGTGATAGCTTTTTTCTCTACAATTTTAGGGTAAATGTCTTTGTAGGTGTACGTTGGGTCATTTACCATTTCTAATGTTCCATCGTAAAATCCTCCGGTTATTTTGTCGGAATATGCCGAATATAGATTTGACCTCTCAGGTCTGTTTGAGCCAAACCACAAATTACCCATTTTAACGATTTGAGTCTTTCCGATACGTCCAGGGCAAAATACCATGCCCTCATCAAGTTTATCATCGTACAAATCTTGAATGAGTTGTGCAACTTTGCTTAACGGATTTTTTCTCGGCAAATAAAATCTTTCCCATGGTGGACGATTTTTTTCCATGTAAATCATAAAGCTCTCAAACTTATAGTGAGCTTCCATCAGAAATAAATCAAAATAGTGATTAACTAAGTCGTATGGTGTGGTCTCATGCTTGAAATGGTAATAATCCAAATCCCAAATCGTGCCACCTGTTTTAGCCGTGCAGAAGCCCTCTATAAGCTCTTTTGCTCTCTTAGTGAGTTGTAGTCCATACTCAATATCTTTCTCGCCGTTTATGGCTACACTGCAAGCGTCTACATAGGCATTAATTACTTGCTCGTCTTTTCCTTTGTTTTCTATGTAGTTTTCATATCCGTTTACTGTGGAAATAAGGCTTTGACTAGCCATAAGAAAAGCACCTCCACTTTTAAAAAGCAAAGGTGCTTATAGACCTCTGCCTATAACTGTTTTAGGGTAGCGACTACAATCAATCTGTAGCCGGTAAAATTTTGTTAGAGCAATACATCATGGACAGGCGGATTTAATTTCTTAAAAAGAGCACCATAGCTATCAATTATATTCCTCGCTTGAACTATATATGTTTTAATGCCATATCTTTGTGCTGTATCTCTTTCAATATAACAGCCATTCCAATCATATGCTTCATCAATTCCGATAAATACATCAGCCTGTGCCAGCTTCTTAAGGCTCTCGCCTAAATACCATACAGCTTCTTTGCTGTCTTTAGGTGGATTATCCTCAATGTAACTGTCGATAAGCTCTAACTCTTCGCCCTCGTATATTTCAGCAATCTTTTTCATCTTCTGAATACTTGCTTTAATTTCTTCCTCTGTTCTGCCTTTCATCGGCACGCTTACAAATAATTTTTTCATAATAATTCCTTTCCGCTGATAATCAGCAATTATTTATTTTAATTCATCTGCTGTAACTATATGCAAAATTCCATAATTACCTTTATCAAAACTGTCTCTTGCACTTTCGTGACATCTTGTGCGTAGTACATTTAATGCACTTTTAATATTGCTATTGCAAATAGCCTTAGCAATGTCAGAAAATGGTTGTGGGTTGTCTAGTCTTGAATTAGCTTCCGCTATAGAGCAATGCTTATATTGTATTATTGCGTCCATTGCAAAGTCTCTGTCCAAATTAACACCCAAAAATCGGTCTGTAACTGTATTCCATATGGCGTATAAGTTATCTACATCATCTTGCAATGCGACTATTAACATAATCTCACTCCTTTTCTTCACTATTAGCTAATGATCTTGTTTCCTCTAGGATTTTCATTGCTAATGCTCTTGAAAATTCATAATTATTTTTCGGGTATCTGCCTAGAATTGATTTTGCGTATTCATTGACTGCATCAACTGAAACATCAATACCAATAGTCATATCGTGAAATTCAGATGTTTCTATCGGTTTGCCATCATCATCGCCGATATGTTTAACATTATCAATCTTTCTGAATGTTTTCTTATCAATGCACAACACTTTTTCGCAAACATCAATACATTCTTTTTTCTTTTCGTCATTGGCACACTTGCCATCCGCATTGTATCGACAAGTGGTAAAATTACAATTATTCATTTTTGATACACCCCATTCTGCCACATATGTAATGGCTTCTTGTATCAGCGATTGTTTTACAATCAATAACATTGCCCTTGTTAAGGCAAGTTTCAAGATATTCGCATTTATCACACTCTGTATCTTTTTCTCTATATTTTCTCGGCTTGTATTCCTTGAAATCCTTGCACTTGTGATTTAGGCTTGTATCATTTCCTTTGGCGCAAGTGTAAACGGGATATTCTTCTCCTGTTTCTTCGTCAAAATCAAAATCTTCATCACAATATTTACAAATCGAGCAATCTTTCATATCACACCTCAATCAAAGTAAATTTTCGTTTTTTAACAATGTTGTCTCCGTGAAGCATTCCATCTATGTCTCTGCCACACCCCATATTGATTGTGTTTACCTCACATTTGCCTAAATACATTTGATATTCTTGCCCGGCAATAGAGATAGTTCCAAGCGCATTTTCAAAACTTGCATTAAAGTCACTGTAGTCATAAGGTGTACCACAATAAGGGCATTTTTTAAGTTTTCTGTCAATCGGTGCGCCACAGTTCACACAATTTGTGTTCATTGGTTATTCTTCCTTTGCCTTAAAAAGTGTATCAGGAAATGGAATACCTAAAAAATGCATGTTTGCGTACTTCCTGAATGTCGGCACGCTCATACCGGCTATCTTTGCTGCTTGTGCCTGTGAACATCTGCCATATGCGTATTCCATCAATCCTTCTCGGAATGAGTCGATATTTCGTGTCTTAACTCCTTTTGCCATATTTATACCTCCGTTTAGTACTCTATAATGCCTTGCGCCAACTGTAGCAGATAGTCGCTTTTAGCAAAATGCGTTATCGAGTAGTTAGTCTCTCTTCTATGTGTTCGTCTGAAATGCTCGTTAACCATTCTATCAAGCCCTGTAAGCCCTGTTTCATCCGCTAGGTAAACATCTGTCCACTCAAAGTGATTATGCTCCGTATCGGTCACATTAGAAAGCGACAGACATACATTAGTCAGTGTCTTATCGGTCAAAATTGGGTGAACCTTGCAAAAATACGTTTCGTACAGATTCATATATCTGCAAAATGCGTTTTTGACCACTTCTCCGACTGTCTTGTTTTCAATACTGTTGTCGCAGATTTCAGAGAACCTATTGAGCATATCATCTTTCTTTGCTTGCATATCCTGTCGGGTAACTCTTGCCGTCTGTTTCTCGGAAACAGATGTATGTACCTCTCCCGTAATCTCTGAATTATAGTCTCTGTTTATATTCTCTGTAGTAATCTCTGGTAATGGTCTGTCACATTGTCCTTCTCGACAGGTCATTTTGTCCTGTCGGTCTGTCATATTGTCTTGTCGATTTGTCATTTTGTCCTCATCAGAATTAAATTCATCCACAAGCTCTTGTAATTTTTCAGTATCTATTGTGTACCACTTTGTTTTATCAATGCCCAATTTGTTATAATTAGCAGATACAACAACTCCTTTATTTTCAAGCCTTGTGAATGTTCTCTGTATCGTTTTTTCGCTCCAATACGGAAAATCTTTAGCTTTCCAATCGCTGTATGAGTTATATACCCAATATCTGTCGTCAATAAAATTTTTACCGGCTTTTCTGTTAATTCCTAGCCAATAATTCAATTGATTTAACACTATTGCCTCGTTTAAATCTCCTAAAACAAGTGCTAAATCAGTATTTATGATAAGTGTCTTTGATTTGTCTACAAAAAGTTCATTAAAATTCATAAATTACCTCCGTACCGATAACTCCGTGATTTATATAAAAACAGTTGTCAGGCGGTCACGGTTCCGCTTTTCGTGTTGCAATCACTAGGCAACTGATTTTACCGAATTTTTAAAAAGGCAAAATACACTCCATCAAAAGGCTCATCAAAACACATTACAGAATTTTGAAGTGTCTCACCCCATTGCTTTCAGTCGCGCGTACCTACTAGCAACTTGTTTTTGTGTGTTTTCTTTTATTTTTCCGAAACTGCTATATTGCAGACCATCAGCGTTACGCAACCGCTATTCAAGATATAACAGCTCGCACTAAACCGACGTATGATTGATGTGGTGTGGATTTGAACCACACATGATTGTCGCGACTCTCGTCATCTAAGTTGCCGGTTTCAACGAATTATCTTACGGCAATAACGTTTACCCATTCCGTCACACATCAACAGTCAGCATACACCGACTAGCGCAGATACAAGGACTCGAACCTTGATAACGATTTTACTCGTTAGAGAGATTAGCAATCTCCTGTGATACCATTACACCATATCTGCAAGTGCCGCGGCAACACTGATTGTCACCGCAAATAGCCTTTTGTACTTCAAGGCTACGTAGTGCTACTAACACTACTAAATCGGCAAGGTTGGGAATCGAACCCACGACAAATCAGCTAATAGCCGACTGCTCTACCACTGAGCTACATACCGATAATGAGGGTGAAGTCTAAGGAGTGGCTACACCCTCCGGAGATATAAATTTGTATGTGCTGTAGGAAAAGGACTAGCAAAACCTGCAGCAAAGGACATGTGAGGGATTGCACCTCACCTAAGACTCATATGATTTGAGTTGCCCTAGTTTAACAATTAATTAAAGGGGGTATATATGTCTGCTCCGCCTATTACAGATGTCTTTACGACAGGTTGGTTTCCACGCTCGTGCATTGTGGGATTATACACGATTAAACCCTCACGAGCCTTGTGACGGCTCTTAACAGTTTTCCACTATGAGGGTGAAAGGAACTACTAAGTCCAATGTCGGGGAACCAAGTAAACCCCGAACAGGGCATGTTGGATTTGAACCAACGAAATGCGGGAATCAAAATCCCGTGCCTTACCACTTGGCGAATGCCCTATATTTACTGCCACATGAAAGCTATGGCAAGTATCTGACCGAACATCACCGCAGCGCCGAGAAGCCTCGAGCTAACTGTCTCTTTTTCGTCTAACATGGTACTTGACGTTCCAAATGCGGTTAATGCCAGCCATACTGTTGTTAAAATTTTTAGTACAAACATGATTTACACCTCAAAATCTAATCGTCTTTATTTTCTTTCAATACTGCCTCAGCTATGCACGCAAGAACTAAAAACACTATTGAGACTACCATTGAGTATCGGTCAGAAAAGAGTATTCCGTAAAACATACAAAATAAAATTATCCATGTATACAGGCCCTTAAGAAACATTGGCATGAATTTATAAACAATCTTGTCGAAAATCTTCCATTTGCGCTTAGACTTAAGTTCGCGAGCTTTATCCATGTACCACTCTGCCTTGCTCATATCCTCTGCTACAGGACCTTTATGCCCAGCACGATATTTATACTTGTATGCAGTAATCTCACACCATTTAGCCACATCCTTAAGTCCGTAAATGTCAATCATTTCATCAATGCACTCTTTGCGGTCAGGCAAGTTGTAGTGACTAGGGTGATTTACCATATCAGAATTAATTTTGTTAGACTCAAATCCTGTTAATTTCATTGCCGTTAACTCCTTTACTGTTATATATTATATATAACTAATATTTTATCGTAGTTGTATGTATATATATTATTATTGTGTATGTTGTTTAATTAATATATAACTTATGTTATAATAATAAATACTGCTTGGTGAGGCTGAGGTATAGGTAAAGGCCTTTTTGTTTTTGAGGATATTTGAGGGGCTAAGTGGGGCGGTTTGTCACTTTCCACATACACCCCTAGGGCGTCCAATGCGTGCGGCGTTCATCTCTCAAACATCAAGCATTTTAAATTGTATCTATTGCATATACAATTAACTTCTATGCTTTCAACTCTTCGCTAAACAACTGTTTTGTGCATAGTTGTAATAATTCGATAGCTCTCAAAGCCTTATAAATCAAGGGATTAGAATTGTATCTGTTGTATATACAATTACTTGGCATTATCAACCATGTTATCACCTGATAGTGCTTTAATATTCTGACTATTTGCACCGCCTAACTGTGGTAATTCATTAGCGGTTAATGCTCTCACTTGTGTAGCCTCGTAGCCAATTCCCGGCTGATTCATGCCAAATTCATTATTGCCAACGAACATAGCACCGACAGGGGATTTATTGTCATATGCTCTATCTTTGATACAATCTTTACGGATTCCTTGCAATTTTTCCCAAATCTCATAACTTTTAGGACTTGACTCTTTATTTAGTCTCCAATTATCTATAACGCCGCAATCAATATTACACCAATTACTAAATGCAACAGTACTACATAGTTTATTATATTTATCGCTAATATATATATATTCATCACATATATTATTTAATATATTATAATTATATCTGTTGTAGTTAGTTAACATACATGTATTATTATATAACTGTTTGTCTTTTAATATACTATTGTCATTAAATATAATTTCACCGACTCTTTTACAAACAGCTTTCCACGGCCTTTGGCCCTCGCTTTTCAAGTCGTCAATTTGCAGCTCCTGACAAGCCTGTTCTATAGCCCTCTCGAAATCCTCGCGGTAAAGCTGGAAAGTGCCAAAATCGGCAATTAAATGTTTAGTTATATTTCCTTTAATTTTTTCCATTTTAGCACCTCAAAATCATAAAATAAAAAAGCCCGCACCGCTTGGAGCAATTCCAAACAGTACGGGCTACCGGCATCCGCTTATTAATTTAATTAAAATAATAATAATCAAATATACTTATTTTGTCAATACATAGAGTTATTGGGTATATAATAACAACTGTATTGATTAATATATACCGCATTGCACATATATATTAATTATATAAAAATAAAAAGCCGGCCACAAAAACCGACTTTTTGAAAAACAATATTTAATTTTTAAATTTCAATACTAAATTCGTCTTTTAGCACTGCTTCAAAGCTTGGCTCTAATTCACAATAGCGTTTTAAAAACTCTATCGGCTCGCATGGTGCCAATTCGTGGTGAACCTTTTCCCGTGTCTCATCATCCATTAGAACGGCTATAGCGTCCATTTTTTCTTGTGTTATTCTCATTTTTCCACCTCCTTATAATACTTTGATGTGGCATTTTTCAGGGATTTCCATAACATCCACGTATTCAAAGCCGAATAGCTTTTTTGCGGTCTCTTTATCGAATGCCGGGGAATAATCGCCCTGAACCATTCCGAGGATTTCAAAGCCGGCCAGCTTGCCACATTTATATGTTTTCTTTGTTATCAAAAAATTTCTCATACTCTTTATACCTCCAATTTTAAAAATCTACTTGACTACCTTCTAGAATTTCATCGTTGATTAAGTCCCACTTTGCAAAGTAGCCGGTTTTTCCTTGGCTTGTTAGCTCCTTAACTCTTTTGTTTACTTCTTTTTTGGTGCTGTAAATTTCTTCGTTGTTGCCGGAGATAACAATATAATCATAGCTTTTCACTTTTTCCCACCTCATTAATTAAACTGTTTATTTGCTACGACATAACTATAACATTTTGTGCCTTGTATGTCAACTACTTTTTTGTGCCTTATTTTAATATTTTTTCTTCACGTTCTAATTTTTCCGCTACTGCTAATTTAATAAAATCGTTAGCGCTGTATTTTAGGGCTTTAATTCTGTCTTTTGTGCCTTTTGCAAAGCGACAGTTTATGCGCTCAAATTTATCATCATATTTATAATTGGCTTTTCTGCGCGCTTCCGTGGTCTTATATTCCATATGTTTTACACCTCTTTCGTTTATATAGTTACATTCATTATATATTTTTGTGCCTTTCAAGTCAAGTAATAATAATTGCTTCTATATAATAGCGTTTTAAATATTTTTGTGCCTTGTATATATTGTATAATAGTTTTACTGTTTTGTGCCTTACATTTTGTGTATTTTGTCAATTGTTTTGTGCCTTACATTTTGATATACTTTAGTCAAGTCGAAAGACAAGGAACAAAATAGTTTACAATATGGAGGTAAAAAATATGTTTGTATCAGTGAAAAGCCTTACAGAAGCACTTGACCAAGATTTTATTTATCTTGCTGATGGCGTAGCGTCAAAAGAAGCGCACAGCAAAGAAGAGTTTGACAAATGGTTGTCGTATATTACCAATAAGATTAATAACAGGATTGAGAAATTAAAGCAAATCAGCAGTAACGAAAAACTGATTACAAAATATGTTTGCAAAGCAAACGAACTAAAGACAATGTAAGAACACAAAATAAAAAGCCTGTCGCAGAGCTTCCAACAAAACGACAGGCACCAAACAAAATAATAATTGAAAGGCGCGTATATTATAACATACGTGGGAAAAGGTGTAAACCATGAGCAAAGAAGTATTAGAGACATTAAAAGAGACAAGAAAAGATTATAAGTCAATGATCGAGTTTTGTTGTGATGATTTAGTATTAAATAATGACATCATGCCAGCTTTAATCTCAAACGGTTTTGATTTCGATATTTATTGTGGTACCGACTACAACGAAGAGGACGATTTTTACTTAGATGTATTTCAGTATTTTATCATCAACGACAGCGACGCCGAGAGATTGAGCGAATATACCAACGAACTCGTTTATTATTGCGAGCCTTTAGACCTTTATATTTTAGGTGTAACACATTTCGGCACACCTTGGAACGGAGTTCCGGCAAGTTGGAAAGACGATGACAACGAGTAATTAGCATTTAAGCCGGTGCAAGTTCACCGGCTTTATATTAAAGAGGTGTAAATATATGAGATATTGCGGACGACAGAAAAACGGAAAAGCGTTGCTATTAACGGACGACGAAATTATAAACAATGCACTTGAACAGGAAAAAAGCGGAATAAAACCGCATTATGCTTTTTACGATTATAAGCAGCATAAAAAAATAACTCCGGCCGGCTGGCTTGTATGGTCTTTAAGTGGTGGCGGTTGCGGTGTAGTTTACCGCCGTAAGGATGGGAAAATGATTATTACAACCGGGCTACAAGGTGATTTTTGTTATTGTTAGGGGGCGCAACTATGAGAGATTTAATCGAACTTTTAAAGGCTTTCGGGCTTTTTGCATCATGCCTTGTAATTGGGTATGGCGGTTTATTTTTATTTTTTTATTAATTTGTGAGGTGCAAATATATGTTTGATTATGAGAGCGGATATTATGAATATAACTAATTGCATATTTCAGACAACGACAAAAAAGAAGCTCTTTGCAATGCTAATTGTGAAAAGCTCTACAATTTGACGGATACAATTAACATAGTTTTTATTTAGCTAATAGCAATACAAATTAACAAAGGTATTCCAGCCAGTGCAAGCCCGGCTATTAGCTTTATATATAAGGCTTTTCAGGTCTTATATTATTAATTTAATGTATTTAATTTATAGGTGCTTTTATACAGCTTTACGGCCGTATATATTGCACTCCGTCCGCGCGTCCGGTAAATAATCGCGTCAAGAGGTTTTGTAAATGCCTTTATATTTATATCAGGCTCAAGAGGTGCAACGCCTGAACAAATAATTGTGCGCCCTTATAGGTGATTTACGTTACCACCTAATAAAAACAGATTAACGCACGACAGACCGCGAAAAGGTCAAAAAGTAATCTATAAACCACGCACTAAAACAGAAAAGAGGGTTAATGAATGGATAATAGTGAACTAACCACGCTTGATGCTGTAGAGTGTGAAATAAGAGCACGCTACAATGGCAAATATCAAAGCGCGCCGGAATATCAGGCAAGCGAGCGCGCCACACGCAAAGCGATAACAGATATTTTTAGAGCTGTCGCAGAGTCGGGCGCGTGCGACGATGTTACTGCACTTATTAGTGGCAAGGAATACCGCCGGACGGCCTTCTCCAATTATCTACAGCATAAAAACTATATAAGCCCAATAATTAAGGCTTGTTATAGATAGGGGGTGTATTATGTCTAATTATGAGTATTTAGGAAAAAAGAAATATATAAGCGCGTTCAGGCGCTAGGCTATGAAATGCCAAAAATAAGCGACTTTAGTTATATCAAATACGACTGTATAGAATGGATGGAGTCACACGAGTTAAAAATTACGGTTCAAAGGTCCGGTGAATGGTTGCAAGTTGTAGAAAAGCGCGCGCACGTTCACCCGGTTACGCTTTTTTGCGACTATCAAGCCGGAAAATATATCACGCGTTACCATTAGGGATATTATTATATCCCTTTTTAGCGTGCTTAAAATCAAGCGTGCAGCCGTTGGAGCTGTCGCAAGTTGTCCGGCTATAAGTCCGGGTGTAGTACATTGACAAATTAATAAAAATATTCTATGATTTTATGATATACACATTTAAAGCCGTGTATTTGACGTTTTAAGGGCTTTAAAGCGTGCTAACATGGATTTTATCAAGTGCGCTAAAATAAGCCGTAAAACAAGCCGTTTACAATGCCTAAAAATATAATTATAGCATTGCAAGCCGTCAAGCCGTGTTGGGCGTGACATGTTACGAGCTGGGCGCACCAATTCACGGAAAATGTTTGAATTTTCAGAAAACTTCACTCAATTAAAGTGTGGTGCGAGTTCTTTGCAAGTTCTCGACAAGTTTTTGTAAAATTTTGCGAACGGATTTTTGAAATCAAAAAAGTCAAAGGTAGGGGGGTATCAAAATATTTTAGGATTTTTTTGAATTTTGAATCGCCAAAAAATAAATGCTCTTGGCACTGTAGTCGCTCTCCCCTAGTTTCTCAATCAATTTCTGCCGTGTCATTTCTGGATTAGTCCGGTGTATGTATTCTAATAGTCTGTCTATTTTATCCATATTTTTGCTCCAATAAATCAAATATTCTGTCAGCCGTGTATACAATATTCCGTCCGTACAAGCTCATAAAGTCTGCGATTATTTCTTCTGTCTCTATGTCAATGTCACAGCCGTATGAGAATGAGTACACATGCACCAGCTCGTGGCATAGTATCTTGTCGGCCATGTAATCAGACACATTATCAGCTATCGTTACTGTCTTGGTTGTGTTGTCGGTTACTCCTAAACTTATAGTGCCGTCAGACCGCCTTAATTCGCTTGATGTGGGCTTTTTAAATTGTATGTGCCACAATATATCATTAACATTAATAAACACCTGTATACTCCTTTCTGAATAAAGCAAAAGCCACTAACCGAATATCAGCTAGTGGCTTTTTACTAGAGAAAATAGTGTTTATCTATTTCTCCACATTTCTTTTCCCCATTATAAAAATAAAAATCTTCGGCATCAAATTGAAATATGCCAAACAATGAGTTCTTGCTAGATAAATACTTTATTCCGTCTTTATCTATATAATATTGAGTGACCTCATTATCAATGGGGCTGATTATCAAATCTCCATTTTTAAGGTTGTTAAAAGTTCCTATTTTTTGTCTTTTCATGAATAGCCTCCGTTTTATCTAAAAGTAAATGTATTCCTCTTCTGATGGCTTCACCTTTTGTAAAATTGTGCTGTTCACAATAGGCTTTCAGCTTTCTTTCTGTTTCCTCATCAAGTCTGATACTAAATCTGCTTGATTTCGGATTGCCAACTTTAGGTCTGCCTGCTGGTGACATAAACATCACTTCCTTTCTTGTCACACCTTTATTATATTTATGTCACACCATATTGTCAAGCATTATTTTAAAATATTTTTCACTAGCCAATATTCAGTTATCAATGTGCGAAAAACAGGCTATGAGCATTACTACCCATAGCCTTAATAATTACAGTTTTGACGCAAGATTGCTCATTTTGGTGCGCAAAAGGTTGCGTTCATCGGGTGTCATGTCATTCAGAAGCTCCGATATGTCTCCGCTTAATTCACGGATGTACATGTCAAGGGCTTTCATTTTATGCTCTTTATCCTCTGTAGAAGCTCCTTTGTGCATTTCCTTTGTCTCGGTATAATGTCTCTTTGCTCTGTCATAATTGCTTTCACTCACATGTGGTGCAATCGGTTCAGAGTAGTACATCTTGCCTCGGCTCTTATCCATGTCACGCATATACTCCATGTCGTTGTAGTTTACCGGCATGTGATATAGTGGCTCGGTGTATCTCCTGTAATCGTCTCTTGAATTTTCCATAGCTTCAACAATCAGATATTCCTTGTCAAATTCTACGATGTTCTTAACAATCTCGGTAAAATCCTTTAAATCGTCAAGATTTTGTCCCTCAAAATTGTCAATTCCAATTCCGTCAACTTTAGCCTTGACGCATTCCATTATCTGTTTAGCCCATTTATGCATATCATCAAGCCTCCCTTACTGCGATTAAGTTGCTATTCTGTACTTCAATAGCCTGTGTTGATGTATTCTGCACCGCTACAGTACTGCAACAGCCACAAGGTACATCAACGTATGCCTGAGCCGAAACGTTAAATAAATTTTGTACTGCTGCCGGTGTTACAATCATTCGTGTTGACTGTAAAGGCTCTCCGTCTACTGCAATGGCAAGCGAAATAGCTCCAACTGTACCGCCTGTAGGTATCTGAATGTTTCCACTATAAGATACTAAAAATCTAGCCTTACACTGATTAGTAATGCCTCTTAACTTGATAATTCCACTTCCGGTCCTGTGTACGATGCATTTTGTTCCGTTTACGGCTGTCTCTGTAAATGCAACATCTTCTCCGGCCGAAACAGTCTGTAATGCAATTCCTGTTATTTCCATTATCTTTACCTCTCTTTCACAAAATAAGGGCAAACATTATAGTCTGCCCTTGGGTTATAAGTAATACTGCTTAGCAGACATAATCTCGACTAACTCTCGACTAAACTTGGACTAAGCCTCGACTAAAAATGATTTTTAATCGGTTTAGATTGAGTTAAACTCAATTAAGATACTCAATTATTCATTTTTAGCAATTACAGCCGGTATTGCAACCACAGCCATATGCATAAGCATTTGGGTTAGGCACAACATAAGCTGGAATAGCCGTAGGATTTACAGAGTTGACAATCTGCTGTGTCTGTGCTGTCATTGCAGTAGTCAGAAGTGCATTTTGTCTATCCTGTGAAGCAGAAAGTTCAAGTTTCTGCACCTTATCTCTCAAATCCGCATTTTCCTTTGTACATAAGTAATCAAGAATAGCCCTCGTTCCTGCCTGCTGACTATCAATGATGTCTCTTGTGTTGCTATTCATTGTGTTTTGTAAAGCACAAGTGTTAGTTGCTAAGTTGTAATTAATTCCCTGGATGGCTTCTCTCGTCTCACAGCAGCAGTTAGCAAGCTGTGACTGTAAAGCGTTGGTATTCTGCATATTAGCAACTGTGTCAGCGTTTACTGCCTGTTGTATGCCATAGCCGGTCTGCATGATGTTTGTGTTTATGCCGTTAAAGCCTGTGAGCATACTGTTGTTCATGGCATAAAAGCCGTCACAAAGTCCGTTGGAAATGCCGTCTAACTTGCTGATAACTGCTGAATTATCAAATCCTCTCTGAATTTCACTGCCGACACCGCCATTAGTGCCACCGAAACCACCAAAGCCGTTACCCCAGCCTCCGAATATCGCAAATACTACGATAAGGAACCAAAGCCATGAGCCGTCATTCCAGTTATTTCCGTTGTTTCCGTCCAAATTCGCCACAATAGGTACGCTTGGACAATTTCCTGTGTTGAACATCTGTTTTACCTCCAAAATTTATTTCATAAAGAGCCGTGCGCACGTTCTCTCATATGCTATATCCCAAAATTACCTCTAATCTGCTTCATTACATCATCAGGATTAATGCCTTTTTCCTTGCATAGGTTTCTTGCCATTTGCTCAATTCCCTTGCTGTTTCCACTTTGGGCCATGCTCATTGCATTCTGAATCATTGGATTTCCCATTACGCGATTATTGCTCATTATCTGTTGCATTATTCCCATTACATTCATGCTTTTTCACTCTCCTTACTTTGTGCTCGTGGAGTTTTTCTTTGCGCCCCTAAAGATAATTGCTCGATTTTCTCTGATAGTTCGTTGAGCTTTGCCATAATGTCCTCTGTGGCTTTCTCTGATAGGTCAAATTCAAGCTTTTCCGTGTCACCCGATAAAATGTCTGTCTTACCATTTAGAGCCGGTTTAAAAGTCAATGTGCGTATTGTTCCGTCAGCATTCCAGCTCTTAGCATATATCTCCGTTAAATCCTGTTTTGGAAAAAATGCTACACTGCCATCCATTGGCACCTCGTTGGGATTAATAGTCTCAACTGCCTGTACTACTCTGCCACTTATGCCTTGTGTCGGTTCGGGCTGTTGATATCTCTGATAGCTCGCCATAGGGTTGTACTGATATGCTCCATAATTAGGTGTATAATTCATCATTGGTTGCTGATACGGCATGTTCATCTTTGTTTTCCTCCAAAACTTCCTCTATCGCTTTAATGACAAGGGATAATGTCATTAGGTCGATTTTTTGTAACTCGCTTTTAGCAAATATTTGTTCTCTTACACTGTCATCAAACATAACATCATCTCCTTATGCCTAAATTGTGGCATAAAAAAAGAGAAGAGCATTTCCATGTTCTTCTCATATTTGTGTCATATAATGGCTTTTCTATATACAATTTTTACTACACACTTTTTGGGGTGGTTACTACACAGTTACTACACACTTTTCGCATTAAAATGCATTAAAATACATAGAATTTTATATTTTTTACGATTTTACGAAAACTCCGCAAACCCTTTATTTTCCTAGGATTGCGCCATTATTTACGAAATCGTATGGCACTCCTTGATATACATAGTAGTTTTACCAGTTTTAGTATAAAAATGCCCTACGAGCGTTGATTTTTCAACATTCTGTAAATTGAGAGTGTGTACTACTACACACTTACTACACACATTTTCTTCTATATTCTATGATTTTGTTGTCGGTGCTAACGATTTTTTCAATGTCGGCAAACGACTTTTCAGGTGTAACATGTGTATACAAGTCCATTGTCATTTTCAGTGTTGCATGACCCAAATATGATTGAACAACTTTCGGCTCTATGCCTGACTCAAAACATCTTGTCGCAAACGTATGTCTGAATGTGTGACCGCTAAAAAATGGAAATTCATTGTCACTGCTCTTTGTATCATTTATCCGTCTTACAACTGAACGTATAGAGTCGCTGTATATAACCGAATTAATTGGTGTGTTAAACCTTGTAACAAACAAATATTCGTTCTGTTCTTTAGGCCTGCGTGTCGAAACTATCTTTTTAAGCTCAAATTGTTTCGTCAGATATTCCTTGCACACACTGTTAATTGGTACGTGTCTGTAACTCTGCTTGGTTTTTGGTGGCTCAACATGAAATGTCTTGCCTTTATCTTCAAGGTATTTCTGATACACAAGCGTCTTATTAACATCAATATATCCCTCGTCCATATGTATATCTGCAATCGTGAGTGCAAACAGTTCTCCTGGGCGCAAGCCTGTATTAACTGCCACATTATACATGTTGTCGTAAAATGTGCCTTTACATGCTTCAAAAAACTCGCTCTGTTGCTCTACTGTCAATGCAAAAGCATTAACTTCCTTGTCTGCTCTCAGCTTTACACCTTTCGCCGGATTTTTAATCATCAGGTCGTCTTCCGTAGCTCTACTGAACATGTCGTTTAAAATAACCTTGATTTTGCTCTGTCTCTCATACTTATAGTTATCGTCAGAAGCTTTGTCGATAAGTAACTGCACATCTGACTTGCGAATAGATGTTATTTCATGGTTCCCTAAGTATGGTGAAATGTTCTTCTTATATATATGCGTGTACTCCCTAATGGTATTGGGGCGCACCCTCTTTTTCTTGTATACATTCATCCACCTGTCAAACCACACATCAAGGGTAATGCTGTCTCTAACACTTGTGAATTGTTGATTGTCGGTCACTGCTTTACTAAGTTCTTTCCGCAGTTCTGACAACTTGCTGTTGTAAATTGTCTTGCTCTTGCCGAACCTATCTTTATATCTGCCCTGATAGAGTCCGTCCTTGCGCTGGGTTATTCCGACTCCCAGCTCTTTTCCTCTCAAATCCTTTCCCATACTGATTTATGGCTCCTTTCAAAATCAAAAGCCATTATATGATAATATCTATATTACTACATAATGGCTCATAATTCAATATATCTATATACTATCTGTCTTTTCGAGGTATTTTTCAAACTCCTTGCGCTTGACTAATCGCTTGCCTCTTCCAACAAAAAGTACAAAAGGGCACGAGGGATTATTAAGCATATCATTGATTCTGTTAATTCCGATGTTACTGTATTCCGCAGCCTCATCAATCGTCAGCGTTACCTTTTCCCATATTGGCACTTTGTTAATCATCGCCTGACTCCTTTCTATCTTTTCTTTAATGTCTGCCACTCTCCGGGAAGTGGTCGTTTTTGAGATTAATAGTCTCTGCGATACCTCTTCAAGACTCTTATCAGCAACTAGCAACTCAAAAACTTCCGCTTCTTCGTCTGTGAAATTGGCATTTTTTAAAATTTCTTCAAGTTCCGGTCTAGTCAGCTTCGAAAACTTCATAGACCTGTCTCCTATTCTTCGGTTTTGCTTGCACTGTGTATACAAGTATTTGAGTATCGGCATGAACTGTTGCACGGCTTGTTGTCCTCGTATACACATTGTCTTTCGATTGGTTCTATATCACTTATAGTTCTGCTATTCATCTTATCGTCACTTCCTTTTTATATTGTTCTGCCATATATTGTCCGTAACTCATGCCCTTGCTCTTAGCAATCTCGCAGATTTCCGCAAGTTTGTTTTTCTTGACAGGCTTTCTTTTGAGTCTTTTCTTTTCTCTGATTTTTCTTAATTCTGTAGCTCTCTGCTGTCTGTGTGCTTCACAACACGTATTTTGGTTAGCTGCGGTCGGTGTAAATATCTTGCTACAGACTACACATTTAATTGGCTTGTAGTGCTTCATTGCTATCTCCTTGCTTAATATTCAGATTTTTAAACATAGCACACATAACATCTACCACAATTGAGTTGCCGAATTGCTTATACAACTGCGTATTGCTGTTTACTACTGCCATTTTGTCAATATCTTCATCAGATACACCCATTAGCCGTCCACACTCTCTCGGTGTCAGCTTTCTAATACGATATTGCGTGGCAATATGGCTATTCGCATATCCGTGTGTTCCGGCTACAAGATTAGCCGATATGCCATTATCAGAAATAACTGTACCGCATTGGGAACCGTTGCTTGATATTTGACCGACTTTTTGGATATTATTTTCAAGCAATAAATTATCTTTCTGCACACTCGTTAAGCAATTACTTGTACCTTGCATATTCACCTCTAATCTCTGCTCTGTTAGACTTCCCGCAGTTCTATCTGACGGATTATTGGGATTTCTGCCACGCATAGCAACTATGCACATATTGTCTTTATGACTGCCTATGCCTTTATAATATCGTGATGTCACTGTGCTTGCAGTAGGTGTATTAATGTCGCATATTTCCGCATTATCTAAGCTGTCTAAGTGTCCGTTAGGCATTTTATCTAATTTGCATGGAATTTGCTCTTCAAGAATTTTCGGCTCTTGATTGCCACCTTGCATTGTACTCAATGTTGGACTGCACCCCCCCACATCATAAATTCTGTTGGTACTCTCAAATTTTGCTTCAAGAGAGCCTATTACATTTACATCTGCCATTACTTCAATCACTCCGCTACTTGTTTTATTGGCTCTTAGGGTAGGGCAAATCCCCCCTAAGTACCTTTTCGCCACCGAATTTTTTGCTTTCAAAAAGCGTTATTCCGATAGCATCTGTTAGTTTTTCCATTCAATCACTCCATTACTTCCATAATTATCAAGGCCTTTATAATCTCTTGCCCTAAGAGTTACGGCTACATCAATCTGTTTTTCTGCCGTCTCTCCCATATCCTTTAACAACCAAGTTTCCATCTGACCGCAAGTTTGATATTCCACAGTCATATCTTGCCTTGATACAGTTCGCAACTTCTCTCTGTTGTGGCTTATTGATTGTTCCGTCAACGCAAGTCTGTCTGTCTGTCTGTCTGTCTGTCTGTCTGTCTGTCTGTCTGTCTGTCTGTCTGTCTGTCAAGATTGTGTTGTGGTAATGTGCCGTTGTCAATAAGCTGTTTTATCAGCTTGTCAGCCTTTTCATTGTTAATGTAATACTTTTCATCTACATTATCCTCGAGATAGTCTTTTAACTTCTTTTTGAGTGGTATGGGCTGTGGGAAATGGTAATTGTACTCGCCCAGGAATGAAAACATAAAACATCTTTCACGATTTTGCGCTACACCATAATTTTTAGCGTTCAAGTCTTGATAGTAATTTGTGTAACCTAAGCTTTCAAGGAAATCTAGCCACTTCCTAAAGTCGGGCATATTATCCTGACTATGTACTTGTGGCACGTTCTCCATGAATAAAATCTGTGGCAATTCTCCGTTGCTATCTCTGATTTCTGTTAGTATTCTCTCAACTTCCCACAACAGACCGCTTCTTGTACCGCTGCCCTTAGACATTCCGGCTTGTTTTCCGGCAACTGATAAATCCGTACAAGGGAATGAGTAAGTAAGTAAGTAAGTGAATGCATTTGTGTCGCAGATATTCAAATCTTCTGCATGAACCTTAGTTATATCCATTGTAGGAAAATCTGTGCCATGCACTGCGTTATAGCTTGCTATGGCATACTTATCAAACTCCACAACTCTGTAATGCTCAAATTTAGCGCCTATTCTCTTTAGTGCCATTGCCTGACTGCCGTAGCCGGCAAATAATTCTATCAAGCGGATAGGCTTTGTTATGCTAATTGGTTCTCTTGTGAAGTCAAATATGCTCATTTGATTATCACAAGAGTAATTGTCAAAATTCATTTTCTCTTACCAAAAGGAAACCTCGGTTTTATGTCGCGACAACCTATTCCTTTCTGATAGATTAATTAATGTTTAATATTTTCACTACACCACTGCTCTTGTATCTCATCATCAGTCTTATCTCGTCCACGGATGTCGTACCATGCAAGCACTACCTCTGTCAGACCAATTATGCCGAATACTATGAGGGTGGTGTATACTATTGTTGTTATGTTGGTCATTCTTCATCACTCCAATCTAATTTTTGACCGCAATTCCAACAAAACATTGTATTCTGCCGTTCGTTCATGTATTTTTCTAAACATGCATTCCCACAAGTAGGACATGCATAAGCATATACTCTTATTAACATACCTCTGTACGAATCGGTTTTTCTCGGTTTCTTTGGTATCTGTTTTTCAAGTGCTGATATTGCAAATCTAATTGCTTCTAAAACGTTGTAATCAGGGTATGGCTTCCATCTTTCTTTTAGATACTCAAAATGCATTCGCAAAAATTCAATTGCTTTTTTCGCTGTCATACTATCCCTCACTTTCTAATAACTCTTTATTGTCAAAAATATTGCCAATAACTTCTGCGTTCCTATCGGAAACCCAAAAATATAAATCTTTATACCATATAAAAACTTCATCACATTTTTTAACTTTCCATTGAGCTTCATCCCAAAGAACAATAACTTTGCCAAGCTTGCATCTGATTATATCCTTCTCCCAAATCAGCTTGCCGTTCTTGCTTCTCAAGCCTGTACATCGGCAGATAGTGGTTGGGTCTACTTTGTACCATCCGCCTGTCTCTCCGCTAGAATAAAACATTGTGTTAGGTTCAAATATTAGATGAACTTCTTTGCCATACATATCTAAACCTTTTACATAATATCCTTGCACCCATTTTCCACCGTTATAGACTCTCTTTGCCTTGAATAAGTATCTATCTTCCATATTCTCTCCTATTCCGCTTCTGATTGGAGCCAATCTAACATGCATTTTTTACATCCATCTTTACCATTCGGATGTGCGCACGTATCATAGTTTCCTTTTTTCCAATTAACCATATGCGGACAAAGATTGAACTCTGCTAACTCTTCATCCGACATATTCCTTATCCTGTCGGCATTGGTCTGTTTGCTATCACATCTGCAACAAGGCTCATTATCTCTTGAATTGCTGTTGTGCTGGCAGTTACAAGAAATCTTTTCTTCGCTATCATCAAATGCCTTTAAAAACATTTCAGCAATTTCTTTCTCGTATCTACCACACATACCTTTACAATCAATATCCGCGATAACCCTTGAAAAGAAATCTTTGAATTTGTCAACAATATAATCTCCTGTGAAATCGTTAGGTATGTCAATTATTACTTTCATTTTCTCCACCTCTCAATCATAATAAATACGTAAGCCCGATAATATAATGTAATACTTGGTCTTGCGTGTATGTAATCTTATTCCACCTAGCCTTTAAAGGGTCGATAATCAGATGCGAAATGAAAATTACTGCCAACTGCCATGTCCAACCGAATACTACTAGGAATGGAACACAATACAATGCACAATGTACAAATAAGTGATACCAATTCTTTCCTTTTGTTTGTGCAATAAAATCACATTGCAGTACATAATCGCCCATTAAATGGCAAAGTATAATCAATACTATTGTTTTACTCATTTTCTCTACCTCTCTTTAACTGTTCCACCAAGCAAACAAGACGTTCTATTCCGACATAATCGCAATCCGGAAGAGAATTTAATAAATCATCAAGTGCTTTATTGTAGACGTCATAATATAGTGATGTGCCAATGTTATCTGCTACGATTTCCGCTTCTTCCAAATTCATTCCTGTACTCATTTTCCACCTCTCAATTCTTTCAGTTTTGCTTCGGCTTTTTCTTTTGTGGAAAAATATTTGCAGTTTTCCTTGTCAATATCCTCAATCTCGTATATCGCAAGCTCCCTTATAGGTCTTTTCATAACCATTGCATACTTAGGATTGTTTATATCAATAACGAAATACACATCTTTGCAAGGTAATTTAACAAGTCTGTCCTGTTCCTCTAAGTGCTGATACTCTTTGGATTTTTCAAGCCATTCGGCTAACTGCTCGCAATCTTCTGCACTTTTAATGCAAACAGCGCGCATAGGATTATTTATATCAAAGAAATCTGCATGATAACGATGCTTTTTAGCTGATTCTTGCGCACGTTCTATAAATTCATCAATATTCATTACTGCTCCTTTCTGGAAGTTTAGCTAGTTTCCATGGTGTACACCTATCGCCACTCCACGATGTTGTTCCGTTGCTCCAAGCATAAACGCCCCCATTCTCATATTTCGCAAAATATCTTTTACCCCACTCGGAAAAACTGTTATCTCTTACCAGTATTGGTGTATCAACTGCAACTTTTGACCAGTCAATTGGTGGTTCAACATATTCGCTATTCGCCCACTTTTTCATTTCGTTCCTGTCGCACCCCTTGCCTAAAACATAGAACAAGCAATCTTTACACGGCAATTCTTGACACGTTATTGGCTCTAATGTTGCTTTGTTAGCTGCCATCCAGTTACCATTACAAGCAATATCCAAAATCTTTTCTGCAAATTTCTCCCTATTTGTCATTGTTTTGTACTCCTTTCCCATAATCCGGCATATGTTTAAATCTTTCATATGCCTTATTGTCTCTGTGTCTTTCCATGTAGGCTTTCTGCCTATCGTCTCTCATCTGCTTTATGTGAGCATTTTGGGTTCCGTTGTTATCCCATGCGTAACTCATTAATCAATCGCCTTTATGTACCTTTCATCAACGTAATTAACTTCATCAGCAAGGCATTGCGCCACCTTTGGTAATGTCAGACCGAATTGATTAAATTTATACAACGTGTCGATTAAGCCCCTAAATTCTGCGATAAATTCTTTAATTTCTCTAACCGGCAATTTAAACATCAATTTAAGTGCCGTACATGCTAAAGCCATGTAACTGTATGCCGTGTCATTTAAAAGCTGCCTCGTGTCGTTTATCGTAAGTGGATTATTTCTCTGATAAATCCTAATCAACTGTTGCATTGGGATTAAATTAATCTCTTTCTGCACATCAATGCCGTATCTCACTTTCAAAAGTTCAACAAGCGTTTCGGTTTTCATTTCTTTTTCGCTCTGTGCCCTGCCAAGGTACTCATTTATGGTTCTTTCAAGCCTTACAATGCGCTTATTTCCAAATCCATGGTGCAAATACAGTACATAGTAGCCTAAGTCCATAAAGTCTGTGAAAGACCGCCTTACGAGCTTTCTGCGGTTATTACTGCTTTTCAGCGTAGCTTTTTCGGATTTTGTCCATGTAAAATCCGGCTCTTTGTGCTTTTTCCTTAGTTTTAGTTTGTTGCTCATATTTTTTCATTCTTTCTTCAAGTTCTCGTTTTGCCCTGATAAAACAGGCTTCGGTAGTTTCTTCTGTGACTTTTACAAGTTCTTTACCGCGCCACCGGATAGTTATTTTTGCTTCCTTGCTATTTGTTTTGTAAATCATTTGCAAGTCATATTTCCTTTGCAGTGGTCGGTAAAAATAGTAAAAATCTTTCAAGGTGTCCATTGCGGATTCCTCTCTTTTATCTTCTGCCGCGCCAAGTTTGCCTTTTCACAAGTTGCATTCTTAACGTTCTTCTGATAGTGCATTTCACAAACTTTATATCCGGGTTTTACCGGATTATCGCAGAAAAAACATAGTCCTTGTTCATATCTGCCAGTTCTTTCGGGCATTTTAACGTGTGCTCTTCTCATTGTTTCCCGGCAAAATGTGCAAGTGGTATGTCCCGGGTCTGCTTTCCTTTTGCGACAGCGTGTGCATATGCCGTTCTCTTTGTCTTTTTCGTATCGTGCTTTTCGCCATGCTTTTTGTCGCTCATTGTATTTTTCAACATCAGTAGCACGTTTCTTTGACATGGCTTCGGCTGATTTTGCCCTACACTCAACACAGCTTTTTTCGTCACCATATAGCAAGTTTTTACCACACCTAGGGCAAACACCGACTGCCTGTAATTTTTTATAAAGTTCTCGGCCGTATGCTGTGCGTTTGCTGTTACATGCCGTACAAACCACGCCTTCTCTATCAAGTGGTTTTCCGCAAAGCACGCAAAGGTTACTGGCTTTTCGTTCTTCATATCTCTGTCTTGAATACTTGTCTTTTATCATTTTTTGCTAGGAGTAAAGCCAGCTTTAATTGTGCGCACAAACCTCTTTACCTCCTATTTCTTCATCTGCTCGATACGTTCCTTAATTTCTTTTGGCATTGGAATACCTTTAATCGGCTTATTTTGGCTTCTGTTATCTTCAAGCGATAATTTTATCGTCTGTTGATTTTTAGAGCCGATTTGAGCCGAATACGAGCTTCTATTGGTGCTTTCAATCAATGCCTGTATATCCTTTGGCATTTTTTGATATTCCTTTGCTCGATTAACAACCGTCCTGTAGGTTCTCATAAAGTTTGACTGCACTACGTTTTCAATGCTTTCGCTGTCCGTCTGCGCCCAGTTCCTGAGATTGTCAGGACTCCCGACAGCCTTTTGTACGAGTGGTGGCAGCTTGTTAAATTCTTCAACTGCACCATAGTAGCCATTCCTAAGTGCCTTGCTAACAAGGAACCATGCTTCCATTTCGTTAAGCTCCTGTGGGGATTGAACCTCATGCAGTTTGTTAATTAACTGTCCGACGCTCGGTGCAAAACCGCTTGTATCGGAATGCACGTAAGCTTTCAATGCTGTAGATATTTGGCTGTAACTGTATTCTTCCAACATCATATTCCACACATCTACAGTCTCAGATAAATTGCTCGGCTTGTAATTGGGGTAGCAATCACACATTATGCGAATGATTTTAACTGTCTCGTCTCTTGTCATTTCTCTACCTCACACATTATCCCAATCAATAGCACCTTTGTTAGCTGAATGTGGCTCATTGTCCTTTAGTGCAAACAGTCCTTGCCAACAATGGTCTACTGACTGATTAAGAATCTTAACAGCCAAATCATTATCACCCTTTGAAAGTCTCTCAATAGTGTTCATAGCTCGGTGTAATGCCATTTCGGTGCATATTGGCTTTTTAATCTTTTTTCGCATTGTCAGATATTCCTGAAAAGCACTCTCTAGCATTTCATCATCAGGGTAGTAAACAGTTTTCTTTTTAGATATTGATTTATCAATATCTTTTTCTTTTATATCCTTATCTTTACTATCCTTAACTATACTATTCTTATCTATACTTACCTTACCTATACTATCCTGTGGCAGACAAGTGGCAACCACTTGGCAACCATCTGGCAACCCATTGGCAACCGCACGGCAACCATCATCAGAAAATGTGTATGCACCATTGGATTTTATCTTTAATTTTGCCAATTCTTCCTTAAAATTCGTTGGTGTATACCGGTCTTTTCTCAAAGCGTTTGCCATGCGCCAATGCTTAATTACAATCACACCATTATCAAACTGATAAATGTATCTTTTTTCCAACAATTGCTGTAAATCAGCCACACTTGCGTGAGCTTTAAACATGGAAATTGATACCTGATTGCAAAATCCGTCATCGTCAGCAGACATAGATAAATGCAAATATAAGGCTTGTGCACTTGATGATAAAGCCATGAAATTATCATCATCAGTAACTTTTTTAGTGAACATTCTACGTTCTGCCATTTAATTAATCTCCTATTTTCTTCAAGTTTCGGTTGATGTATTTTAATCTTTTTTCTCGTACTTCATACGCTTCAAGTTGCACCCCTGTTTGAATTTCACCCATTCTTCAATCTCAACATATCTGCCTTGATTAGCTCATAAATAATATCAAGATATGTCCTGTGGTCTCTGTATCTGCAATTTGCGTCTTTATGTATTCTTGGGTCATCCTCTCTCCATTCGTCCACGTCAAATATTGCTGGACTAACGAATAGCATTTTACATCCCCTTGAAACGCAAAGATAATAGCAACCAAGCTTACCACACTCGCCCTTGCATTTCTTAAATCCAAATTTTTCAAACTCTTTGGCTTTAGCTTTCGGAATTAGCATTGTTCTCACCCACTTTCAACAAATCCATAAATTTCTCATACTGTTTCTGCGATACCTTATTGTGCTTCTTATCTTCTCTAATTTCGATTTTAAGATGCTTTTCTGCGATAGACGATAATTCCCTCGCTAACACTTTTTTGCCTTGCTGTATGCCTTGCATATAGCCTTTAGGTGCTTTCCTCTCACCTATTGAACCACTAGCACGATTTTCTCCTTGACCGCCTAAACTGACATTTCTAAGCTGATAGCCTTTATCGGCATATAGCTTGATGTAATACTTCTCTTTCTCATCAAGCTGACTTTCGGGAAAATTCAGAAATTCAACTCGCCAACCATAAGGATTTTTCTCTTTGTCATATAGCTTATGTTTGCGTAAGCTAAGGTCTATGTGCTGTTCGTAGCCTACAAGGTGACTTGCCAATCTGCTAAGTGTATGCACCGCCTGTCCGACATAAGCGTACTTAAATCCGTTTTCATCTTCTCGGAGTAGGAAGTAAATCCCACTCCTGTCATTCAGCTTTGGATTGAGCTTCAATAGTCGCTTTTTATTCTCCTGTTCTATCGCCTTGGCTCTCGCTATGTTCTGATAACTCAAGAATTGCCACCTGCCTTTACTTCAAAAGGATTTACAAAATTATCAATAAGTTTAGCCCTCATACTAAAAGCCGTTGGTTGTTCATCCCTGTCTAAATCTAATTTTTGACCACAGTTCGGACAGTAATCATAATCATCATAATCAACCTCATATCTCTTATTGCAGCAAGGACAAATCCAAGTATCATATACAAGCGTTCCGTCTGGGGCATATCCATCACCCTCATATGTTGGTTTCTTAGCTATCTGCTTTTCTCTAGCTTCAATCACACTCTTAAATGTAAAGTCTTTCTTAACGCATTCATCTTCAAACTGCATATAGTTTTCAAGGACTTCTGTTGTCATTTTGCGGTCAGATAGCTTCTTAATTGTTTCAAGTGCCTGTATTGCAAATTCAGACGCTTCTCTTGATATGTTGCTTCCGAATGGCATATCAATATTCTGCTGAAACTCTTTAATTGCTTCATTCTCTGTCATGCTCACACCTCTTTAATTAAATGGTAATCCCTCGTCAGCTACGCCATCTGGAATTGACATAAAGCTGTCTGAACTAGCATTACCGCCCATAATTCCATTGTTATTATTCTGCTGATTAGCACGACTTTCACAAAATTCATGTCTTTCAACAACACAATCATTAGTGTAGACTTTCTGTCCGTCCTTGTTAGTGTAATTGCCTGTCTGCCATCTACCCTCAACAATAATCTTAGTTCCCTGGTGTAAATACTTCTCTGCAAACTCTCCATTCTTGCCAAATGCAATGCAGTTAATAAAGTCTGCTGCCTGTTCACCCTCTTTCTTAAAAGCTCTGTCAACGGCTAATGTGTATTTTGCTACCGCCATACTTCCGTTTGCTGTCTGTGAATATCTAACATCAGCATCCCTAACAACTCTCCCCGAAATTATCACTTTATTCATATTTTTTCCTCTTGCTTTCTGAAATTCGTTTTCTAGTTTCTTCACTTCTTTTTTGCCCTGTATGATGATATATTGTGTGTGCTGAATTTGTCATCATACATAAATTTTCAATTCTGTTATCATTTTTTATCCCGTTCAAATGATGTATGCAACAATTTCGTGGCACTTCTATTCCTGTGGCTTTTTCATAAACTAAGATATGTTCCATAACGTACCCGCCTTTATCTGCTCTTTTATGTTCCGGCATTAATATTTGTATATATCCTTTGCTTGTTCTCCTAACACCGCCATTCCAATTACTAGCATTTTTACCACTTTTAGCCTTTGACCTGTTCAAAAACTTAATTTCTTCATCTCTCTTTAAGTTAAGCGAATAAGCTTTTTTATAGATTGCCAAAAATGTTTTATTAGGAAATAAGGCAATTAATTCATCATTTGTTGAGCAAGAATATTTATCTTTTAATAAAAGGACTTCCTCCTCACTCCATTTGAAATTCATAGTCATTATCTCCTTTCTAAAAAGGGCACTCATTAGGATTAGCAAGTAACCATTCCTTGTTGCGCTCTGCAACATCTACATTCGCCCCATAAGCAACTTTCTTCATCTTCTCGATAAAACTATCACTATCGGCGTTTTCACTTGACAGATGACACATTATGACGTTCTGCAAGTTATCTGAATAATTTGCCTTGACAAAATCGCAAGCTGTGTCAATAGATAAGTGACCTCTGAATACGTGATTGGCTTTGCCTGTGTTATCCCTGTCGATTAAATCCTTGTCATAATTTACACCTAAGAGAATATGGTTTATGTCTTTAAACTTCCACTTGACGACCTCACAATCGGTAATGTAAAGCATTCTCCCCATTTCCTTGTGAGTAATCAGAAAGCCGAATATCGGACAAGGCTCGCCATTTGCATTTGTGTGTGTCCAATTTCCGTCTATTGTTGTTAAATCAAAAGGCTTTACTGTAAACTCGCCCATGTTCATTGATTTACGGCTATCGTCTAAATATGGGGCAAGTATTGGTATTCCCATTGACTTAAAATCGTTTAATGACCTTGAATGGTCGTCAATAATGCTCGTGTGAAATAAGGCAACCTACTATATTTTTTACATTCCAATCACACATCTTTTTTATGTCTTTAATCCCCATTCCTGCATCAAGAATAAGTGTTTCGTTTTGCGACATAAGAGCATAAGAATTTCCTTTACTTCCAGTTCCGCAACATTTCAATTTGAGCATTACATCACCTCACTTTCATCTGCAAGTTTCCAAATATATCCGCCCGCCTGTTTTCTAATACCGCCTTTATTATTAAAAGGTTCTTTATTGGCTACTTGTAAAATATTCCTCTGACATATTCCTGTCATCCTACTTGCAACTTCTCCATTTACATATGTAGCAAGTA